CTGCCCAGCATTGCTGAGTAGTCTTGTGCTTTTTGCTCGTCAGAGCGTGCTTCTGATTCAGCCATTGTTAGCCTCCTTTAAGATTCAAGCGCGGCGATACGCGCAGTAAGTGATTGAATGATTGCGTCTTGGTCTTGGATTGCTTTGACAAGGATTGGTATGAACTTTTCGTACTTGAGTCCGTACTGTTTGCCATCTTCACTTAGCGATACCGTAAGGTTTTTCTTGTCAGCAATCTTGTAGCCAGCAGCTTCTTCAAGAGTTTGCACAGACTGAGCCTTGAAGCCAATGTCCATCCAATCTTCTTTATGAGTTCCATCTGGAGTTTGTGCATTTAAATCATAGTCTTCAGCATCTTTATCACCATACTTAGAGCGCTTGTCCCAATAATAAGTAACAGGCTCTAATGCTTTGACAAAATCCAAGCCAAGGTCTAAATCAACAAAGTCTGTTTTGTCACGCTCGTCTGAGGCAACAGTCAAAGCAACTTGGCAATTGAAAGAACCGATGTTTTCATCACCCAAGCCAATTTGGTTGCTTCCTGTCGTAATGTTGCCACCCGGACTTCCTGCTCGACCTGCATCACGCCCTATAACAATATTATTTGAACCGCTATTAATCGAGTTTCCAGCAAGACCCCCAATTATCGTATTGCTAGTTCCTGTGGTGACTTCCTCACCCGCAGCGTGTCCCACTGCTACGTTGTAAGTTTCCGTAGCCGTCGTATGATTTTGAACACGAAGAGCATCCTTACCAATAGCAACAGATCTTTTACCTTGGGTATCTCCACTTAAAGAACGGTAGCCCACAGCGACGTTTTCTTTGCCTGTGGTGAGTGCGTCGCCAGAAAGACCTCCGATGAGGGAGTTCTCGACTCCCGTGGTGACTGCATTACCTGCATCGTACCCAACGGCAGTATTGTAAACATTGGTAGCCGTAGTAAAGTTTTGCGATGCCAAGGCACCTGTTCCGATGGCGGTGCTGAAACTACCGAGTACATCTTGACTTAAAGAAGCGTATCCTACTGCAACATTTTGATCCGCATCTGTAAGGGCATCACCTGCAAAACCGCCGATTAGGGTATTAACTATTCCCGTGGTAATTGATAGACCAGCTTGGAAACCCACAGCGGTGTTATAAGTGGTTGTGGCCGTGGTGAAGTTTTGAGATTGAAGCACCTGTCTACCAATAGCCACAGTGCCTGAACCCATAGTATCAGTCGTTAATGCGCCTGTTCCTACTACCACGTTATCGTTAACAGCGGTCAAAGCGTCTCCAGCAAGAGCGCCGATGATGGTGTTGTTCTGGCCCGTGGTGATTGCCGCTCCTGCAAAGTACCCAATTGCGATGTTGTGACAATCCGTAGCAGTCGTGAAGTTTTGATTGAATAAAGCTGTGTGTCCGATTGCTACACTTCTGCTGCCAAGCGTATCGCTCCCAAGAGCTTGATATCCCAGCGCCACGTTTTCATCAGAATCAGTCAGAGCATCACCTGCAAGCCCTCCCACTAAAGTGTTCTGGATTCCCGTGGTGACTGACACACCAGCTTCATACCCAACAGCCACATTGTAAGAATCTGTTGAAGTGGTAAAATTTTGAGCAAACAAAGCTGCTGAACCAATGGCAACATTTCTATCGCCTTGGGTATCAGAACCAAGAGCGTTAAAACCTAAAACGGTGTTATTGTCTCCTGTCGTAAGAGCATCACCAGCAAGTCCACCAACTAGGGTGTTGCGCACTCCCGTGGTGACTGATCCTCCCGCGAACATTCCGACAGCAGTGTTATAAACCTCAGTGGCTGTGGTGAAGTTTTGCACGACTAACGTTTGATAGCCGATAGCTACGCTTCTACTGCCCAAAGTATCTGAGCCTAAAGCGCCTTGACCCACAGCTACGTTAAAATCAGCATCTGTTAATGCATCACCCGCAAGACCGCCGATCAGGGTGTTGCTGACTCCCGTGGTGACTGCTTTCCCAGCCTCATAGCCAACCGCCGTGTTATAGTTTGTGGCTTGAGTGTTCTGAGCGGACAGAGCAAGATAACCGACAGCAGTTGACGCACTTCCGCTGGTTTCGTTTGTTAAAGTCCCAAAACCTAATACTGAGTTATATTGTCCAGTTGTAATAGAGTCTGCCGATAAGCCCCCAACAATAGTGTTGCGAATCCCCGTGGTGATTGATTGACCTGCTCCGTAGCCGACGCCAATATTGTACATATCAGTCGCTGTGGCAGGATCTTGTGTGTACAAGGCTAAGCGGCCTACAGCAACAGAGTTACTACCATCTACGTTAGTGTAAAGCGCACCTTCACCAACAGCTACGTTGTACAGTCCAACGGTGTTTGAGTACATAGCGTCCTTACCCAAACCCGTATTATTAAAGCCAGTTGTTGTAGCTTGACCAGAACGACCGCCTAAAAACGTGTTGCTCGTTCCCGTGGTGACTGCCTTACCTGCTTGGAAGCCTACGGCGGTATTGAATGTATCGGTGGCAGTAGTGAAATTTTGGGTAGCTAATGCTTGATAACCGATTGCAGTAGTTTTGCTTCCTCGAGTGTCATCGCTTAAAGAGGAAAAACCTACAGCGGTGTTAAAATCACAATCCGTTAAAGCGTCCCCCGCAAGACTGCCAATAAGAGTTAACGCTGTTCCCGTGGAGACATTTCCTCCAGCGTTATTACCCACGGCAGTATTGTGAGTATCAGTGGCTGTCGTTAAGTTTTGGTTGGCTAAAGCATAAGCACCTAACGCCGTAGATTTAGACCCTAACGTGTCTGTACTTAAAGCCCCTGTGCCAACTGCCGTATTAAAATCTACATCAGTCAGTGCGTCACCAGCTATAGATCCAATAAGCGTGTTCTGAGTACCAATTGTGATTGATACTCCTGCAAAATAGCCCACTGCGGTGTTGTTACTATCTGTGTCCGACGTAAAGTTTTGAGTTGCTAAAGCACTTCTGCCTACGGCTGTGGAATGATTGCCTTTGGTATCGAGCGTCAGAGAAGCCCAGCCTAAACTTGTGTTGTCGCTCCCTGTATCAATCGCATCGCCAGTCCTATTTCCAAAAAAACTATTTTGCAGTCCCGTTGTAATCGCCGTACCTGCTTCATCGCCCACGAGAGTATTGTTGTTGCCGCCAGATTGGATGCTGTTGCCTGCGTTGACACCAAAGCGGACGTTGGAAGTTCCTAGCGTCGGAGTAGATAGAGAGCCGTCGGAGGCTATGCGGAAGCGTTCTGTAAGAGTGCTTGTAGTCCCAGTATGAAAGGCCAAAGCACCTAGTCCTTGGAACGAGCTTTCGTTGACACTTCTAATTTTACTGACAACTCCAGCACCATCTCCGCTGGGGTCGCTTTGGTGAAAATTTATGTCACCAAGAGTCTGGGCATCCCCTAAAGAGGTGTCTGTGTTTTCTATCTTTAAGGTTGGGGCAGAAGCAGCCGCTATGTTTAAGGCATCCGTAGTCACGCTACTGTTAAACGTAGCCGCTCCCGCCGCTGACATATCGAAGGTAAGGGCGTCTACATTAGAGCCTCCATCATTCCCTCGTATTGTCACATCTCCATCAGAAACGGGTGCTTGGATAAAATATGTACTGCTCGACAAAAAGTGATGGGCAAATTCTGTGCCGCCATCTTTGAAACGGACTGATCCATCACTATCAGCATCAAGAATGATGTCTCCAGCAACATCTATAGTCAGATCGCCCGAAGACAGATCAATCTCTGTACCATCAATCGTGATGTTATCTACGACTACGCCAGCGTTGGCAGTAAGAACACCAGTGACACCCAAGGTGCCTCCCACGCTCAAATCATCAGTTATCGTCAGATCGTCTTCGACAGTCAGGTCTACGACGTTGAGGTGAGCAAACGCATCCACCATCGCGCCGCCTGATCCAGCGCCGTCTGAGTAGATGGCCTTCGTCTGGCCGTTGGGGACTGTGACCGTAGCCCCACTGCCCTGCTTGATGATGATGTTCTGTGAGCCGCTAGTGGCGTTCTCAATCAGCCACAGCTTACTTACGGTATTTGGGCCAATGGTAATTGTGCAAGCAGAGTCGAGTGTTCCAGTATACTTGAGGAACAGACTCCTACCGGGATCAGTAGAACCATCAGCAATAGTAGTGGTATGAGTATCCGCATTGGTGGTGATTGCCTCTGTGCCGAATGAAAAGGCTTCAGCAACTAACGATAAGTTTGTATTTGTGCTCGTGCCCCAAGTTCCGCTTTCGTCCCCGGTGGCGATCTCTTTGAGACGTAAATCGTTGGTGTAAACTGCCATATTAAGCTACCTCTTCCCAATCAGGGGTTTGACTTGTAGATACATCTGCCCAACTGACCCCTTGTGATGAGTCTATGGTACTCCAGTTTGGCGTTTGTGCATCATCTATTAGTCCCCAGACATTTACTGGGGTTATTTCTCCTGTGCCGCTGACTCCTGTGAGCGTGACATTTGCATCGGATGTAGTGGATACACTTCCGACTTGTCCTGTTCCTGATACTCCTGTTGGGCTGACTGTAATGCCCAACTCGATAGATACTGTGCCAGCCGCTCCAGTGCCTGCAACACCTGTTGGGGTAACTGATGAATCCCCAGTAATAGATACCGAACCGACTGCACCAGTGCCGCTAACCCCAGTGGCAGTAACGCCAGCATCGCCAGTGGCAGTAACAGTCCCAGCAGCGCCAGTTCCGCTAACACCTGTGACTGAAGTGTTTGCTGTGCCTGTGACCGTAACCGCGCCAATGGCTGAAGTGCCAGCAACACCAGAAGGACTGACATTCGCAGAAGCGGTAACTGCAACAGTTCCCACCGATCCTGTCGAAGATACTCCGGTGACTGAAGTATTTGCATCCGCGCTGACGGAAACCGAACCGATTGCGCCAGTGCCTGCGACACTAGGTGACGTAACATTAGCTGTTCCCGTAACCGATACAGACCCAACAGCCCCCGTCCCAGCAACGCCTGTAACCGAAGCATTAGCGGCTGCTGATACAGAGACTGTTCCGATTGCACCTGTTGCTGAAACGCCTGTGACAGCGGTAGTTGCGCTCGCCGTAACCGTGACTGAACCGACGGCTCCAGTTGCGGATACACCCGTAACATCGACGAGATCAGGTTCACCCCACGCATCTTCGCCCCAAGTGCCTCTGCCCCAACCAGTAATAGCCGCCACACATTAAGCCCTATGCGATGCGAATGATCGCGTTGCTAGCATCTGCTGTAGGGAACGTAATCGTAAAATCTCCAGCCGTGCTGGTCTTGTCACCACCAAAAGCTAGAGTACATACGGACGTGTCACCTGACGTATCTTCATTGAATATCAACGCTCCATTAGCAGTAATGGTGCTGCTGGAAAAAGTTACGTTAGCAAAATCAGTAAAAGCTGTAGTGCCACTGGTTGACGGATCTACGCGAGTCAGCGTTTCTCCTTTTGCGGTGTAGCCTGTGCCAGATACTTCATTTGAAGTGCTGTAAGCGGTGGTGGCTGCACCTAAAGATGCCGAACTCGTATACAAAGCTATTTTGAAGGTGTCACCACCAGAGTTCAAAAAGTTGTGCTTTGCCTCCATAAGCTCTTTCTTAAAGCTCGTACACATAGCGGTTGATATAGCCATCAGATCCTCCTAAGTATTTCAGCCATATCCTCATGGCCTTGTTTCAATAGTTCTGCGATTAACGTAGTTCTGTCGCTACGTATAGCTTCTTTCATGTAATGACAGACCGCAGCCTGCACGACTTCTTTGAACGCTTCTGCTTGCTGAGCTATGGCTGGGTGACAGTTACCTCCGACACTCACAATACGGCTAGTAGCCTGCTCAGCCCAATACTCTGGGTCATGCCCCCTGTACTCAGTAGTATCTACTGTGACCTGCCCTATCTCCATTACTGGCGCTTTAATAAACATGCTACGTAACTACCTGCGTATACTGACCTTCTCTATACGTATCGCCACGTAACTTACCATCGCCTAAACCCTTCAGCAGAGTTAGCGACTGCGCAAACATTTGTTGGTATAACGCGACCATATCTGGCTCACCTTTTGTAAACCGTATTGCTTCGACCAGAGAGCCGTTTAGTAACGCAGAATCAAAGTTTTCTCCAAGCCACGGTAGTGTGCTAGCCGTAACAATAGACTCCGGGTAATACCCATAATGAAGCTCTACAGTGAGGCTAGCGTTTGGCGTAGGGCCAAGAATAAACGTCTCATCATTAAAGTTTGCGTAATGCTTAGGTGTGCCTGTAGATGCAGGTGTGGGGTACGCTTCACGAATGAAGTTAACGTCTTTGTTTAACAAAAAGTCGAACGACCCATCAGTATTAACCACAGCCAAACTGTAGGTATACAGATAATCTGAAGGCACAGTTAGGTACTTATTACCTGACGTTATGGTGCCTGACACATTTTTTCTCAGAGACGGAAGCTGAACAGTGTTGTATATAAACTGCTCTGTCTGTTGCACAAACAGGGCAAGCTGGTCACTTGTGAATGTGGTTTCACAAACGTCCTGTATGTTCGCCGTCAACTGTGAGTAGGTCATACTCATAATTTATGCCATAGGCCCACGGGCCATAGTTCCTTTTGTAGCAGCGCCTGTGCCACGAACTTTTATGCCTGTGGTCTTAACGCCTTTCATGTCTGGCTTAGGAGCGTCTTTTACTGGCTTTACTGTGCTCAAATTTTTCATAAGGTCACCTAAGTTGTTGTTACCGTTACTGTACCTACTTCCCCTGTAGCGACAAGGTTATTAGGTGTTAAACCAAAAGGGTCTCTGCCTACACCGACAGGATTAAACCCATACTGTATTTGCCTGCTGCTGTTCTTACCCGCTTCCCCAAGACTTCTATCAGGTCTTGGATTACGTATGGCCTGTGGATCATCTACAGGAAACTCGCCTAACTTCAACTGTGGATGATCCGGGTTCCAGCACTCAGGGCACGCTTTTAAATTAGTGTCACGCCCCTTACGTATTAGGTTCTTTAGCTCCCGTAGCTTAAATTGAAACCCACAAATATCGCATTCAGCTATGGCCCTGCGTGCGGACGCAAATCTATTAGACATACCCTATTCTCGGCACGAATCTAGCGGGCGTCTTTACTCTGTCTTCCTCCGCTGCTAGCTGAAACTGCTCTTCATACACCTCTTTTAACAATGGTATACGAGAAGCTAAATCCGGGTCTTTCATAGATATGTAGTACGCCAATCCCGCCACAAGACACGGTAAGAACCTAAAGTTCATGTCAGCAGTCTCTACGCCGCTGCCCGCATCTTGTATCCTACGCATACGGTAATACTTAAATATGTAAGTATCGTTTTTGTCTGGAACAGGCCACACGTTTATAGTCGGGTTGTCACGCAACCGCTCTATCCAAACTTGAATCGGCCTACCTTGAGTCAACTTGTTCGGTATGGATGCATACGTGCTAACACTTATGCGACTGATGGTTAAATCAGATTGTGTAGCAGTATCGCCGCTATTTGTGCGTATAACTTGTTCTAGCAGGTCAATGGTATCGGCGGGTAAATTGTACTCTGACGTACCTTTAACAAGTGACACAGTGCCCTCGTCAATAGTCCACAAGTTAATTCCACGATTTTGCCACTCTATAGTCAGCAAATTCATAGACCTACGTGCTGTGCGAAGATCATACCCAGAACGCATTTCACGGCCCGCACGTTCCCACGCTTCTTCAGCGATCTCCGTGAAGTCCATATCAAATGCTGTTGTTCCAGAGGTAGTCATTTACTTCTTCTTAGCAGTAGCTTTTTTAGCTGGAGCCTTTTTAGGTGCCGCTTCTTTCTTAGGTGCGGGCTGTAGCTCAGCTAATGCTGCGTTTGCCTCTGCTTCGCTCATCAAATTAGCGTTAACAACAGTATAAGTGCCGTCTTCATTCTTACTCCCAACCTGAAATACGGGCCTACCATCAGAAAAATTACCGTTCTGAAAAACCTCTAACTTACCCATTCTTAGTACCTCTCACGTACAAAGTTTTCTTTCTACGGTTGCCCATTACAGCCCCGCAACCCTTGTGGTTTTCGCGGATCATACCGCCTGCTTTTGCAGTCCTTACCTTCGCCTTTGGCGTATTCGATACTACTGTCTTACCTTTTGCTCCAGCCTTTTTCTTCTTGCGTGCTGTAGTAGCACGTTCAGACTGACTTAGTGACTGCGCCTTAGCTTTGGGCAAACAGCGGTCTGGGTTCTTTTTGTCTTTAGACGTACCGCACGGCCCCTTGATCTTGCCATCAGTGCCAATACGAACCCATTGTTGGTCACGCCATTGTTTTAGCTGTCCCATTACTCTACCTTCCGTGCCCTACGTATGGCTTCCTTACCCCGTTTTGCAATGCCCGCTTGCGTATGTTTACCCGCTGCCTTCGCCCGCTGCTCCAATACCGTAAGTATTTGTATCTTTCTAGCAAAAGGCTTTCGTATTTTCTTTACTCTAGCCACGGTATCACGGGCATCCTGTGCAGTAGCGTACTTTATAGGCACTGTATCTCTAGGATTTTCGTCCGTGTACAGCCTTCTGCCACTACCCTTTGGCTTTTTACCTGTCCCTACTTTTGGGTCTTTAGCCATTACTTCTTCTTTTTCTTGCTGCCCTTGGCGTAGTTAGGGTCTTTGCAATACTTAGACGCAGCCATATTTGCGTAAGCAGACGGGTAAGTATCAAAGGTGCGTTTAGCCCACGCCTTGCCCTTCGGGCAGATTTTACCACCCGACTTAACCTTCCCGCCTGACTTGTAGTAGCGTCTCATCGCATCTTCGCTGGACGTACACCCTTACGAGCGATACCGGCACCGCGAACCTTCTGCTTAGTAGCTTTTTTCTTAGTAGCCATCTTGGACTTCATACCACCTGCGGCATAACCCTTGGTCTTCATGCCGCCTTTAGCATAGCCCTTGGTCTTCATCATGCCGCCTTTGGCCTTGAACCCCATCTTGTTACGCACTTTTTTAGGTAACTTCTTAAGACCCTTGTTACCCTCTGGCGCGTCTTTCAACCCCCCAGCCATATAGCCTTTGGTCTTCATGCCACCCTTCGCCATGCCTTTGGCTTTCATCTTGCCGCCAGCTTTCATACCTTTGGCTTTCATTTTAGATTTCATCATGCCGCCTCTTGCTTTTTTAGTTGCTTTTTTGGCATCTTCAATTTCTTTTCTTCTTCTACGCAGCTCTCTTTGCTCTGCCATGATGCTTTCTTGTGTCTTGCCAAAAGTGCCGGGGATATTGTCAGATTCTCTGACTCTTCGCACTTTCACTCCATTAACATTAGCCGTTCTGCCGCTATCTATTATTTTTTTGAGTCTTGGGTCTTCTAAGAGCCTATTTCCGCCCTCACCAGCTTTCGCTTTTTTCTTCATCGCCATAACTTACTCCGCATATAAGTTGTTAAATATCTGGTTGGTATCTAACGTGTAATCCAAATCAGATTTGCTGTAATGCACATACTGAGAAGGCCTAAAATCTGGTGCCCCCTCCCCTGTCTCAAACCATGCTGGGTGAGTAACACGTACTCTGTTATTGGGCAGGGCTATGATGTTGCCCGTCCACTCGCCAGCATCTAAGAGTTCCATAACGTGACTTTGCTTGTGCTGTGCAGGGTCATCGCCTATTTCCGAATCTGTATAGTCCACCGTAAACATGTACTTCGCTGGATACATCTCGCCGTCTATTTTTGCCAGCCAAGGGCATGGTGTTGCCCTGTCAAGTACGTAAACAGCGTGCGTGCGAGAACTACAGTCCCAAGGCTGCGCGGCCCATACGTCCATAGGCACCGGCCACTCGTCATACGGAGTGTCACCGCATAACGCTGTTATAGGCATACGTGCCCACATAGCGCCGCCGTGTACGTTGGGTTCATTCTCGTCATCGTAAGTTTCTGCTCCAGTAAAAATTACCTGAAAACTCAAACACCTGCAGGGTATGGTCGTAACCGCGATAGCCATAGCGTGAATAAACTCGCCGTGGTACTTCTCATGGTTATGGGTATACTCCCGCCGCACCCAGCACTTGAAGTGCGGGATGTTGCTTTGTAAATATGCCAATTTAGCATCTCCATCTTTTTCGCGCCTGTCGCAGCCTTGAGTTAGGGTCTTTTGCTGCTTTAGGGAATTTTTTCATTTGACCCGCTGAACGCGCACAGAAAGACTTTCTGCGTGCCGCTCGTTTGCCCGTAGGACTTTTCTCAGTAACCGCCGTCTGCAATTTGCTTCCGGGGTTCTGTCGTCTGTACTTCGCAACGCCTTTCTTTGTCATCCCAGCGCCAGATTTAGTGGGGCGTTTATCCCCACTTTTTACAGACATACCAGCCATACCACCCTTCTTAAACGAAGGGCAACTATCAGCTTTCTTTTTGTAGTAACTACGCAAGGCTATTAGCCGAACTTCTTACGTAGGTACATTATGACGGTGTAGGTGTCACCGCTGCTGGCTCCGACTGTGGTGAACTTTATGTCCCCCGTCTTGCCGGTTCCTGCATTGTTGACTAATCCACCAAAGATAGAGTAGTCGTGATCTCCACTTTGGTTTTCACCTAACTCTATTGCCATAACATCTGTGTCTGCATCAAACAAGATGCGGACTTTCATGCCTATGCACTGCCACCATATACGCTCTATGTTTACGTCAGTGCAAGACAATCCAGTGCGTGAATCTGCTTCCAACGCACTCACATCTATTTTGGTCACGGCAGACTCGCCAGTACCGTCAGAGATGTTTGTTAGTTTGATAGCCACATAAGATGGCCCATCAACTATTGTTTGAGAAGCTACTGCATCAGCCATGACTGCCTCCTAAGATGCGTCAGAAGAACTACTGATACCAAAGAACTTCAATACAATTACAGTGTCGCCACCCGGATCACCAGACACGACAAGCTCTACCTCATCTGCGGTAGCTCCTGCGGCAGTGGTGGTTCCACCAGACATACCAAGAACACCGTTACAAGGGAAAAAGCCCTTAAAACCAGTGCTGTTTATAGCAGCAGAAATACCGTCTACAAACCCATCAGTGTCTGCATCCGTACCAATGTCATTCAAAGTAACAGAGTTAGCCGCAGCAGTTGTCACAGCTACAGTTACGCCCATAGGGATGAAGTTTACTGGGATTCCAATAGATCCTTCTTTACCTGTGGTATCACCATTAGCGACAGTGATAGTCGTGGTGTAGGTTTGCAGGGTCATGGTGCTTGTTACGCCACCAATGCTGCTGTCTTTTGTGATTGCTTGAAAACCGTTTTCCGAACGGACGGGGCCGTTAAACGTAGTGTTAGCCATTGTCATCTCCTGTCGTGGCTAGGTCAGGCACGGGATGCGCCTGTCAGGGATAAGAGTTTTATACAGTAGAAAAAGAAAAGGGGCAACAAGTGCCCCCTTCTTTGTGTAGCGTTTTACGCTCCGGGTGATCCGAAAATCCCAAGTGGGTCGGATACGCCAAAAGAGTAGCGCTCACGGGCTTTATATCGCGAGTTGCCCGTATCGAAGTCTGCATCCATAGATGTAGCCATCGGAGCACGGACAAAGTGCTTCAAGCCATTTGGAATGTCAGTGGTCAAGAACCACGCATCCGTGTCGGTCAGGTAATGATTGATCGTGTAACCGCCCGATATAGAGCCATTGTTACGAATTGCGTTCAAGTCATTATCCGCCGTGCCAGTTCTACCTTCCGTCTCTAGCAAACGAGTTGCTACAAATTGGAGGTTAGTTGGTACGACCAACTTAACAGGTCGTGAAGCAATCAACAGTCCACGCTCATCAGTCCAACCAGCGATCTGAATTACAGCGGCTTCCAAAGAAGTCTCGTTCAAGTCAGCACCAGTTGAAGGTCTGTTTGAGTTGGTTCCACCAGAAACTAGCGGGTGATCTGTTGCACAAAGCGTCTTGCCGTCACCGTAAGTAGTGCCTGAAGCAAACGCATTGTTGAGGATTGCAGCACCTTTCACCTGCTTGGTGTACGCCATAGCGCGTGCCAGAGCCTTCGTATAACGTGCAGAGAGCGAATCGTAGAGATTATCTTCGATTGCTTCCTCAGTGATCGAAAAGCCCATAGCCACGGTCTCGTGCGTATAACGAGCAGTGAATGCTTCCTGTGCGTTGTCATACTCAATCGCGGCACCTTCGTCCTTGACGGGTGCAGCGGAGAAACCTGACAACTTGGTTTCTTCTTCAAACGAACGATCAGAAGTTTCTTGCTCAAAAATTTCTGTGTGCTCATTTTCGTACTTAGCGTACTCCATGCCAAATAAAGCGTTCAGCCCCGGCAGGAGTTCTTTAAGTAATTGCGCTCTTGAAATAGCCATTTTACTCTACTCCTTAAATGCCAGTGGTGTTATCGAACGCATGGCCTGCATTCCACTTAACATACGCTTCAGTAAATCCACCAGAAGAGTTCTTGGTTTCTTCAACCAACTCAACGATGCGGAAAGGAAGTGTAGCTGTGGTAGCAGACGTGTCTGAAATAGCACTTGCAGAATTACCTGTTATGGTACTTCCGGTGTTGTCTACTCCAGCAACATTTGCGCCAATATCAGTGATAGCCAAGTCACCAATCGTTGTACCAGAAGATACAACCGCGACCTTGAACAATACGTCCGTAGCATCACACACATACGCTTTAATATCTGAAGCGGCAGTGCTAGCTGGATAGTTTTGTCGGAAAGTCACTTGTGAAGTGCTTGGGTCGGTGTAAGTCACACCCATGAAGACTCCGATTGGAGTCATGGCAGCATCAAACGTATCACGCTCGACAGTGCCACCAGTGACTAGCTTAACAGCGTCCCCGTAGAAAATATCCGTCCCATAGCCACTGGCTATGCTGTACTGACGGGTAGTACCTACGTATGGAACACCACTAAGTAGCTTTACTGGCCTTAGCCCATAGGGGGCCGCTACTGTTGGATAAGCCATGTTAACCTCTTAACAAAAATTAAGTTCCTTTACCAAAATTGGTAACTTTTGTACTGCGCTCGTTGAATAAAGGCATACGAGGGTCATTTTCGCGCATGAAGTTGTTGTCTACAGATTGCATCTGCTGCCTAGCTTGAGTTTCGTAATGTTCATTACGTTCCTCAACCATTTCTATTGGAGCTTTACAAAGCAACAGCCCGCCCTGAGTAATATTGCCTTCAAACCTTTCGTTATGGTCAGACAATATTTCTGGATGATCTTCTGCTTTTATCGGCTCCCAACCTTCACGTAGTTTAGAGGAGACATTGCTAGCGTCTGTTATTCCCAGAGTAGAAAGACGTACCCAGCGTGTTGTATAGCCTGCTTCGACTTCAACTTGAGGTAGAACTTCAGGCTTTACCCAATGTCTCTTGCGAGACTTGGTTTCGCGCGTGTCGTTATCTCTCTTGATTCTGTTCTCAGCCATTATCAATTTCCTCTTTCTAGTGCAGCCATTTGTTTGGCGTATTCTTGTGGAGTTATACCTAGACGTTTTGTTAAAGCCATCTGTGTTGCGTTTAATGTGACCTTTCTAGGGCCGGTGCTCCGCGTGGCGGGGGCAACTACATTTGACTGTCGTTTTGGTCTCTCCTCCTCAAAAACTTCTTCCACGGAGTCATTGAACTCCTCGGGAAATACTTTTCGCATACGAGCATCAATCGTCTCGTAGTATTCATCCGATTGGGGACTAACCCCAGATTTTATTAACCTGTCGTGAACGGTTAGGGCGACCTGTCGCATACCTATGTCTTGCACAAACCAAGGATTGTCCTGTACCCATTTTGCGGCTCGTTCATCAAGAGGTTCTGGAGTGACTTGTACCGAAGTTTCTTCTTCTTGTAAAGGCTCTACTTCAAAGTTATCTAGCTTATCAGAGCGTATTTTCGCATTAGTTAGCGCTTCTTGTGCGTCTACAACGCGCTCTGTGTCGCCAGCCTCATAAGCCTCTGCATACGCTTTCTTTGCAGCGGCTAGCTCAGCCTCTGTATTTTTCTTAGCTTGTTCTAATAGAAGCTCTTGGTTCTTATTGACTGTGCCTTTCAGCTCTTTGTTTTCATCAACAAGCCGTTGCGTCAGCTTCTCTAGCTCCGTTCGCTCTCTTTGGGCTGCCTCTTTTGCACGTCGTTCGTCGTGGTATCCCTTGCTAAAATGTTGAATGCGTTTACGAACCTTGTCAGAGTAGTTCTCCAACTCTTCGTCCGTAACATCAGCCGGTGGCTCAGAGGGCTTACGGTTCCTATCAGCTTTTGGGGTATCATCGACAACTTCGACTTCAATATCTTCTTCTGCCTCTGCAGTCTCCACTTCAGGTTTACTAGAAGTATCTGCATAGTCGTCGGCGGTCTTTTTTCCTGACAAGTCGATCTCCACTGCATCGGAACTCTCCACTTCTATATCAGTGGAATCGACACTATCATCTTCAGGAAACTCGTACTCTACTTTTTGAAATGGCATAACCTACTCCCTATACTCTTTCTATACCACGGGGATCTGGCACAACAGCTTCAATAGAATCGTCGTTCATCAAACGATATTCATTACCATCTATTGAGAACCTAGTCCCTGTATTAGCACGGAACATTACGTAGTCCCCTTGCTTACACCACGGGCCAGTGGGGAATCGGTCTGTGTCAGAATAGGCTTGTTCGCCCATATCCAGCACAAGTCCGATAATCGACATGACTTGTTCGTGGTTCTTTGTGGTTACAGATTTTAGTAGGTCAGTGCCATCAAATGTCTCTTCAACATGCGGCATAGCAATCAGCACTCTATACCCCACAGGCACGGGTATCTGCGCTTCAAACTCGTCTTCAGTAACAGTTGCTTGTGCAACATCACTCATCTTCGTACTCCAAGTTTCGCAAGAGGTCTTCTATGTGCTGCAAACAGGTGTCGTGACCCCGAATCAACCCTGTCGCTTCTTTGTACGCGGAGAAGTCTTTAGCCCCTCCCGTAGCAATGAACTCTATTGCAGAGGCTCTTTCAGCCTCGATCCTTTCTTTAAGCACGTCTATGACGGTTTTAGCCACTATCTATCCTTGTTTCGGCTTTCCTGTATAGCCTTTAGTGTGTCTAGATCTGACTTGGCGTTGTCCCTACGGCGCTCTGCGGCCATCTTGACTCCAGCCTTTCTAGCGTCTATTTGCATCTCTTGTTGTTCTATCTTCAACTGTTCTGCGTCGATCATCGCATCTGCTTGATCTTTCTGAGTTTTTCTTTGTAATTCAGCGGCTTGCAACTGTGCGTCGGTCTGATCTTTCTGCATCTTACGCTGCACTTCTTGTTGTTTGACCTGCAGTTCTGCTTGCTTTAACTGCATTAGCGGGTCTTGCGCTTGCTGCTGCGCTTGCTGTTGTGCAGCCTGCTGTTGACGCGCCTGTGTGATCTGCTGTCCTGCTTGTGCTGCCAAACGAGCTAGATTCAACTCTACTTCTTCTGACAGTTCTGCGTTCGGTGCAGGTAGCGGTGCGCCCAACTTCTCTTCCATCTGCTTGCGATATAAGAAGGCTGTGTGTTCTGCGATGTGTGCTTGTAGCGACGCCATGATTCTCTGTGCCTGTGGGTTCTGCCCTAACATTTGAGCGATCATTGGATCTTTCATAAAAGCTGTATGTGCCGCGATATGCGCTTCGTGATCTTGGTATATAAATGCTTTCAACGGTTTACCATTCAATGCGTTCATATTCTCACTTATAGGATCAACAGGTTTGGCATCATCCTCTGTCGGCACTAACTTGTCTGCGTTCTTCACGCCCAGCACTTCGATCATCTGCCTATGTAACTGCGGCAGGTCGTATATCTGCGGTGCAGACTGCGACATTTGTAACACAGCTTGATACTGAACCACTCGCTGAGCCATCGTAGAGCTATTAGGATCACTGACAGGGATCACGTCCACCATCATATAGTCCATCTGACGAGCGGTTATCTCTCCGCGTATCGGCTCGTACCCGTACTCCGCTGGAGCATACTCAGCCATTATCGCTTTAAGCAGCTTAAACTCCTGCTTCATAGCGTAGTGAACGCGGGCTTGAACTGCAGCCATCGGTTTTAGAGTACGCTCTAGAAGGGCCAGAGTTGTCCCCACAGGGGCGTTTGCTGACATGTCCGAAATGTTCATGTCACTTATGGCACCCAGCCTACGACCTTCCTGAGTGATCTTATCTAGTAGTTGTAGTAGGGTCTGGCTCGGCTCCTTGTATGGGAGCGGCATTATGTTGTCACGGATGCTGCCAGACGGCACATCTACATCCTTAAACTCCCCCGGCTCTATCGGTACATCATCACCCTTTATACGTAACCCGCGAGACTTTAGACCTCCGGGCAGATTAGATAACGTACCAGCGTCCACAAGCTGCCGTATGATGGAGGTGCCCGCTTTAGCGTACCCCCCTATTATGTGAATCAAACCTAGCCCGTAAAAGCCAAATCCGGGCACGTATGCATAGTGTACGAAGTGTTGACGCTTGAGCATCAGGGGATCTTCTTCGTTCCAGTTACGACGTATCGCTAATATTTCACCTGTTCCACGCTCAATAGTTACGACGTAAGGCTTTGCTATTTGGTCTTTCTCGTCGCCATCTTCTTCATCGACACCTTCTATAATGATGTCAGCGTGTATCTCGTAGACCGCGTACCTATTATCGTCTGTTATAGAGTAGCCACCTTCTTCAGCCTTACGCTCTTCTATGTCAGTGTGGTAAGGCTGTGGGCTTCCTAGATCTACATCTCTGTAAAACCCAGACACTTGTAACTTCTTAAGCTCGTTCTTAGTCTTACGCATGATGTGCGTAACACGTTCAGCACTCTCTATATTAGACGCGCCGTATGGCACAACTACATCTTCGGCGGGTATGTACAATGCAACCTGCCTACCTATGTTCGGATCAAAATAAACTTTTTTGAACGCACTACCAGCCAAGCCAAGGCTGTATAACAGGCGCTCATGCTCGGGTCTGTACTCCACCATGCGCTCGGTGAGTTCGTAGTTCATATCGGCTTTTACGCGCTGTGCAGCCTCATCCTTGTCTTTAGTTTCTTCACCAAGGATCTTTACACGTACAGGGCCAGCGGCGGGAAAAGTCTCAGACATGGTTTCTGCTTGAAAGCGTATAGCTGCTTCAGCAAGGACTGTGGAGTACACACCACACGCGCCTTCCCACGGCTCGTTACGCTCTTCGTACTTAAAACCAAGAACGTCCAACCCCCTGACAAAGCTATCAGCCCAATCCTTGCGGCTGTGCGTATCGGCATCCACTGCACCGATAAGCTCGCTAGATATTTTGTTTAGCTCGTTATCCTCTAAAAACTCTGCAATGTTGTCGCCAAATTGCATCATGTCGCCAATGTCAGCGTCGGGAATAATCGTAATCTCTACAGAGCCGTCATCCAGAGTTACCATCTCTGGGTCTACAATCTCTATCTCCAGACTTGCGCCAGTTTCGCTTTCTTGCTCTATGCCTAATGGAGCAGCGTACAATCCTTTATCAACAGCCATTAGTAGTACCCGCCTCTGCGTTGTTTAAAATACCGCTGTTCTTCAGGCTCATCTGTCGGTAGGCGTATGAACCCACCCTGCCTAAAACGCATGAGCGCCATGACCGTGGAGTCAACCAAGTCATCATGGCTCATAAATGGGAACCCAGCGATTTCTTCAATTACTTCTTCCGCCCACCTCGTAGGAGGCACCCAGCATATACCACTTGCTACAATATCTGCTACTGAGTTTAGTCGTGCCAGTTTGTCACCTGACCCTCTATGTGGTGTGTATTCAGACACGGGTAGACCCATACGCCGCATCTCTTGATACAGCGCCGTGCCTGCCGACTTCTTCTCCACTATGAATGCGTCTGGCTCCCACTCCATATACTCTTCCATAGCCATGTCTTTTAGCTCTGGAAACTCTAGTCGCTTCTTTATACTGTTTAGCAGCACTATATTGTACGCATCTACCTCTTCATTCATAAACACGCCCCACGTAGTGAGTGCTGTGTAGTCCGCACGGTTGTGAGTCTCGGCTGCAGCATCCAGTGACATGATTATATATTCACAACTGGGCGGGTTGTCCTGATCCCATATCTGCCACCATTCGCGTTTGACCAACGCGGCTTCTTCTGCGGTAGGTTCTTGTTGGTATTGTGCGTTCCATTGGAATGTAGGCATGGATGCCTTGGTGCGAAGCAGTGCTTCTAGGTCAAAAAACTCAGGCCACAGCGGTTTCTCTACTATATCGCCCGTTTCTGCGTCTTCTATATCCAAAATTGCAGGAAATTCTACGATTTCGTACTGATCTGCCCGCTCATTCTGCGTCATATCCTTGGTTACACGCCCAGTTAGGTCATCCATGTGCCATCTGGTCTGAATTATGGCTACACGACCCCCCGGCATGAGACGAGTACGCGCTCCAAACGTGAACCAATCGTATGCTTTGGCAAAAACTTCAAAATTACCGTTGATTACGTCCTGTTCTGAGTGCGGATCGTCCACTAAAAGCAAGTCCGCGCCCCTTCCTGCGATTGACGAGCCAATTCCACAGGCGTAATACTCTCCACCAACGCTTGTGTTCCACCTTCCTGCTGATTTTGAGTCTATCGCCAGCTTCACGGTAGGGAATATCGTTGCGTACTCCTCCGTTGCAATCAGATTTCGCACCTTTCGGCCAAAATCTACCGCTAAATCGGTGGTGTGCGACACCATCATTACCTTTTTGTTTGGGTTTCTCCCCAAAAACCATGCTGGGTACATGATAGACACTAGGTTTGACTTCCCGTGTCGCGGAGGAATGTTCACGCATATACGATCTTTGTTACCTTGCTCAATATCCATGAGCATGTCAGCTAGTATTCTATGGTGTTTGCCGACAATGAAGTCGGGTTGCATACGTTTGCAGAACTCTATTAGGTCATCGTAGGCTGCTTGATTGCTTTTACGTGCCTCTAACTCATCAACAAGTCGGTCTATCTCTGCAACTTCTTCCGCTGTATACACATTCAAGTTGTCCAACATCTGCTGGACTTCCTCTTCAGTAAAATCAAAAGCGGAATCAGTCATCATACTCGTCATCTAGCTCCGCAAGTTCGGCCTCAACATCTATAGGTGAGTTGTCTATGACAACAGCATCTTCAATATCGTCTTCGGGGTTGACTAGTTTTTCTAACTTAGCCCGTAATTTAGCGCGTAGATCGTCAGTTGACTGATGCGTTATTGTAACTTCTGACTTCTCAGCAAACAATCCTACGTCTGAGATCTTACCCAGCAACTCCAATGCACGAATACGTATGCGCGGGTCATCATTCTCAGACTCCAGCAGTAGCTTATTTGTGACTAAATGCCGTATCTGGGTAGCGCTTTCTGCTACAGAGTGACCGAACTCGTTGAGTATGTGGTTGGTAAGTACAAGAGATGCAGGTGTTAAAGTTGCTGCACGCTTAGTTGTTACTTTTTTGGACGTTGCTTCGGGATCATCTGCATATGCAACGGCAAGTTTAGCCGCCACATCCTTATCCTCTCTCGTTGGTTCTATGTCCAGCCCATGCTCTGCAAGTTCTTCTGCAGTATTACACGCTGCTTCGGCACGCTCCCTAAGATCTTCATAGGGAGTATCAGCATCTATAGGTACACCAATCTCAGGTTCTATATGCAAGGTCATAAATTGTTCGCTGGCGTTAAGCCGTTGCGCCGAATATACACAACAAAAAATTTTTTACAATCAGGAGGTTGGGACTCCTATAGGGGGGTGTTCCTATATAGAGGGGGGTGGGGTCTGGGATTTGAGAAAATTGCAATTTATTCGTGGAAATTAGTAATACATAGGCGCATGGGACTCCTGTGCTAGACAGCGGGTCATAGGGGTAGGGTAGGGGCCGCGATACACCGTTTTTAGTCTTGTCTGGACTAGAATTGACTTTTAACTAAATATCATTAAACTGTATTAGGTCGAATCAATCGACATTAACTAAAACTACTTGGAGTCAATTATGACTGATCTAAACCACAATTTACCGCCACTACCTACTGCAATACGCGAAGCAATCATTGCCGACGGCAAAGCTGGCAAGGCAGACGCGAGAGCGGAGCGCTCATTAGATGAGGCGATTGCCGCGCACAATGCCGACTCACCAGAATCCGACCGCATTACTGTGGAGCGATTGTCCGCTGGGTATGCATCCAAGCATGGCGGCATCTTCGCTGAATGGCGGCTCGATATCTTCTGCAATTATGTCGGATCGGTAACGACACCGACTATCGCCCGAGCGTATCGAGATGCGAAGGGTAGTCTGCCCAAGGCGAAAAAAGCGCTGAGCAGTACCCAAGCCGCCACGCTATCGGATACCCGCGCAATCTGGAATGGTAAATTCAACAGGCTAATCAGCCGATTGACTACTGCCGAACGCGATGCCGCCGTGCTAGCAATCCAAGCTAAGCAAGATGCGGGCGAGGATCTTACAGCAGAAGAGCAATTGCAGATTAACCCACCGCTCCCCAGCGCGGTAGACGCGACAGTTAAGCAAGTCAAAAGCCTGCAGAAAATCGTACAGCCCGAAGATGGCGCGGAAAAATACCGCAACGATTTTCCAGAAGGTGGAATGCTTAAGATTGCAATGCTAGTCGGGCAGATCGAAACCGAACTGGGCAAGTTAAAGCCTGCCGACGAATCCGACAACAGCTAAACCAACCGGCCCCTTCGGGGGCCATCCATTTGGCCTCGCTTCGGCGGGGCTTTTTTTGGTTTCTTTTTGAAACCAGTGATAAATGTTGCGCTGCGTCTCACTGCTGTACTTGAGCCGGAGAAGCGTAACGTATGTTGCACTGTAAGAATTTAGTACGGAACAGACTAATTCTTTGAAACCAGTGATGAAAGTTGCGCCGCGTCCTAATGTTCGCAAAAAGGGGCTAATGTTCTTGCAATGTTCTTATAATGTTCGCAAATTTTTAGCCAAAAACGAACATTACAAACGTATCATCCAGTTGTATCTGGTGGTATCTAGTATTAATTAAACTAATTTATTGTATGTATATATATATAAATCTAACAATGTTCTAAAGTTAGGGTAAATTTATGGCGATATTTTAGAAAAAATTTATTTTCTCTCCCTCTATACGCGATTCCGCACCCTTTTTTCTCACCCCTCGCACCGCCTAAATTTTCCAATATTTTTACTACATTAGAACATTACTTATATATCAAGCACTTGCGCACCTACCTACAAGAACAATTTAGGAACATTACAGTACATTTCAGTACATTACATTACCTACTCTCAAATAACATAATCTGACTTCACTTGACATTACCTGTGTAACATGTTATAATAGTCGGGTGTTTCGTCATTTCAAAATTTTTACATTGGAGGTTTTCAGTCTTGAGAAGATACAAACCAGTCCGCAAGCCACGGCGTCCCGCACGTCCGTTCCGCGCACTTTCTGTGCAGCCCACACTTGGGCAAGAGCGCATGGTCGCACATCGTGAGATGTATCCATCGCGCAAGCTGTCACCCCCGACAGCCGAATCTAGTACAGCCCGTACTAAAAATGAGCAGTCCACATTCACTGTGGCACCTGCCTACAACAAGGGCGCGTATCAAGTGATACCTGCGTCTGACATTCAATACATTGGGAAGTAACTATGAAAGAACTAGAAAGCATGGAGCGGCATGACATGCCCTTTATTTGCACTTGGAATAGCCGTAAGCAGTATGGGAACGGCGATGGAGTTGTCGCTAACATCTTTATCAGGGACTCCCTGCTCTTTGGGCGCGAAGTGGGCAGTGACTCTGAGGGCTGCTTTTTCTTCGATCTAAACGAAAATATGACCGAGGATGAAAACCACGATTCGGCTGCTTGGCAAGTGCTTAAAAGACTTGATTTGCAGGACATATACACACTGATACGTACTTGCCGTTGTCCAGACGAACCTAGTTATCAGGACAAAGAGTACCTTGGTGGGTGGATATACGTGCTGACGCGCAGAATCGTATCTAAATAAGGAACAAGTATGAACTTAGAAAAAGTAACAGGGGGTATCGCCCTCTTCTCAGGTCTTATGACCTACATAGTATTACTAGGTGTGGTCGAGGACATCGCCGTGCCTGTAAGCCATACACACGCAGCAACCTTCTGGGTGTGTTTCACCGCGACTGTGATGTTCGCAGTCGTTCACTTTCTTTGCAGATTGGAGAACCGCAAATGATTACTGAGTTTGGAAAACTTATAACCGAGGAGCCAGCAATGGACGAGCATGAAGAGTTGAATAAGATCAACGAGGAGGAACAAACGGTATTCCCGTTTGCCCAAGAAGAAGTTAGTGTGGATTACACTGAATTACAGGACATACAGTCCTCGACAGTCAGTGCGCCCACCATGCGTGAAGCAGCAGCAGTCGTAACCTTTCATACAGGTGTGTGGAACAACCAACGACGTGACCTCAAAGCCACAGCCCAGATCAGGCAAGCCAACGGTCTGGCTACCGAAGGTGTGTTTGGCGGTAAGATACTATTGCCTCACTGCAAATCCTTTCTGGAAGCCAAGCGACTCAGTGGCCTAGCGCGTAACACGTATTACCGTGCAACCAAGCCGTGGGTAAAAGGTGGGGGCGCAATGCCCAACCAAGACATACCCTCGTTCATCACAACCATGACTGCGATCAAGAACGACTTTGAGCGTGCAGCAGATCAGTTTGTGTGGGTCGATTACGATGATGCGGTAGTTGATGAACAGGTGCGGCTACAGGGTAGCGTGGACAGTCTGTTCAACCCTGACGATTACCCGCCCAAGGATGAGCTTCGTAAGATGTTCTACATCGACTTTGAGATCCAGCAGATCACACCCGACTGGCGCACCGACGTGGTGGACGAGGGCCATGAGGTTATCAGTGACTTCTACAAGAAGCAGCACACCAAGCTGATGCAGGGGTTCTCAAAGACCATCATGGGTGAACTAACGGGTAAGCTGGTTACGCTATCTGAGAGGTTGGCATATTCCGGTGTAAGTAGTACCAAAAATCCCAACTACAAGAAGTGGGGCGATCCAGTGTTGAACAATGTGGTGGACATGATCGACGTGCTGGAGCGGTTCAACTTTGGTGGTGACAACACCATGAGAGAGATTAGGCGGCAACTCAACCAAGCCCTACAAGGGCGAACCCTGACAGCAGACATGCTCAAGACAAACGAGAGTTTGCGAGTGACAACTAAACAACAAATTGACGAAGTGTTGTCTGCACTTCCGTCACTAGACCAATAGCTGAAACAAGGAGAACCAAATGAACTCAGCAGAACAAATGTACGCAGTCGGCTTGAACGACATTGTAGATACCCTGATGGATACAGGTACGGACGTGACCTATCTTATCCAAGGGCACATGGGTACCGGCAAGTCAGAGCTTCTTAAGATGCTTATTAAGAAGTTAGGCGCAACACACTTGGGTTGCTACTTCGACTGCACGACCAAGGACTTGGGTGACATCACCATACCAAACATAGCCAAGATGGATGATGGCACAGGCTACGTGACGTATCTGACCAACGAGGAACTGGGTATGCACGTCAACAAGCCCATCGTCCTGATGCTCGATGAGTACGGCAAAGCGAACAAGGCTGTTAAGAACTCGCTGCTACGTGTGATCTTAGAACGGAAGATAGGCAGCTACGAGTTACACCCTGACTCAATCGTGTTTGCGACAACCAACCTTGGTGCAGAGAACGTGGGCGACAAGCTAGAACCACACCAACGCAATCGTGTGTCTACTCTGTTGGCACGCAAGCCAACGGCAGAAGAGTGGCTGGTGGACTTTGCGATCCCGAACGAACTAAATCCTAGCGTTATGGGTTTCGCCAAGGAGTACCCACAGATCTTCCAAGGCTTCGAAGAAATTAAAGATCCATCGGATAACCCGTACATCTTTCACCCACGCGAAGATCGTGCGGCGTTTATCACACCAAGGTCGTTGCACACAGCGTCCAAGATACTGACCAAGGGCGTCAACATGAGCGAGCACGCACTGCACGCAGCGTTGATCGGTGCCATCGGTGCGCGTGGCGCTTTGGATCTTATGGCGTTTGTGACTATGGCAAACCAACTGCCATCCATCGAATCCATCAAGCAAGACCCAGCGGGTGCCAAGGTGCCAGACGGTGCGAGCGCGGTGTGTATGACGGTGTTCAAGGTGTTGGGTGCGATGGAGCGTGAGCTAATCAACCCTTGGATGGAGTACATGGGGCGACTCAGCAAAGAGGCACAGGCTATGTTTGTGCAGGGCGCTATGAACCCCGACTACAAATTCCACACTGAGATTGTCCGCAACGGCAAGTTTGGGCAGTGGGCCATCGAAAACAACTACATGTTCACAGCAGACAAGAAGTAGGAGAACTATATGTTTGGAGCAGTGACGGCAGAACAACGACTAGAGAAGAACGTCGTTAAGATCTTTTCAAATCCGAAATACGCAGCGCTCTCTGGAGTGCTGTTGATCGGCGAACGTAGTGTGGATGACACCATACCTACAGCGTGTACCAACGGGCGCGACGAGCGGTATGGCCGCGAGATGATCGACGCACTGTCGGATGCAGAGCTACGGTACGTAATCTTGCACGAAGTACGGCACAAGCTGTACCGACACTTGAAAACGTGGAAGCACTTGAACGACATCAACCACAGTCTAGCGAACGCAGCGTGTGACTACGTTATCAACCTAGAACTGAATGATGAGAACAGCGATGACGGGTTTGCCGTTATGCCATCGGGTGACTATCAAGGTCTGGTGGACGAGCGGTTCCGTGGTATGGACTCAGCACAGGTGTTCAACATACTTCTTAACGAACAGTCCGAACAACCCGAACTTCCTGAAGTGCCCGGAGGAGGTGGACAAGGTACATCGGGTGTAGGTACTCAAGCAGGAACTTCCCAACAAGGGTGTTCTAACCCCACGGGTAACGACAACACACCTGTAGGTTTCGATGACCACGATTGGGAGGGTGCGCAGCAGCTTACCGATGAAGAGAAAAAGGAGCTAGACAGACAGATCGACCAAGGCATACGGCAGGGTGTGCTGGCTGCGAACAAGATGCGTGGCTCTGGCAAAGGTGGGCATGGTATCAATCTGGAGGATTTGTTGAAGCCGCAGATCTATTGGCTTGACGTACTGCGAGAGTTTGTAACCGCAACGTGCAGCGGCAATGACTACTCAACGTACAACAGACCCAACCGCAGATATATGCACGCGGGTATGTACTTACCAAGCGGCATCAGCGAGACGGTCGAAGAACTTGTGTTCGCTGTCGATACGTCTGGATCATGCTTCAACAGCAGAGAGCTTACAGGCTTTATGACTGAGGTGGTGGATGTGGTCGAGACGGTAGCGCCAGAACGTGTACGCATACTGTACTGGGGTAGCCACATTGTTGAACCGGAAGAAGTTTACGAGCAGGGTGACTACGACAACCTAGTAAAAGCTACCAAGCCGAAGGGCGGTGGTGGCACCAATATCAACTGTGTGGTGGAGCACATCAAAGAAAACAAGATCGACGCGCAAGCAGTGATCGTGTTGACCGATGGGTACTTGGGTGGCGATTGGGGCGAGTGGAACTGTCCTGTTCTATGGTGCATCCAAGACAACCCACGCGCAGTACCCGACTGCGGCAAGATGCTGCACATCAGAACTTCAGATCTAGTGTGAACCACACTAAAAACTTAAGGAGAATCTAATGCATACATTCGATCAAGTAGCAGAGAAGTATCACAGCACCAAGCCTGTGATAAGCAAGAACCACACAGTCGAGCAGGACGTTCGACCGATAGGTAAGCGGTATAGGAAGTGGGAGCGCATCAAGAAGGTGAGCGATGACATGTACCTGTTTATAGATAGCTACGGTTACGGCGATGACGTGTTTGGCCGTGAGTGGGCGGGGGGTGTAACCAACCCAACCATAGATGAGCAGATAATGCTCGCGCCGATGGTGTGGTTCAGAAACGCGGAAGGTGAGTCGTTCTTGAAGGTACGCAACGGCACTGGACTAGACCATGCGCACACTGGGCGGTACTACTTCCTTACAGAGTTTCTACCTAGAGGTCTTAACTTTGTAGTGGAAAAGGGCAAGCAGTATGTATCTGCTAGGGGTAAGGATGGAATGCTCAAGCGGCACTACCTCCCCAAGTCTGTTACGTGTGGGCCTACAGTTAAAGCAAATATGGATTGGTTGCTTCAAAACGGAATGCGGTATGCCTACCACACCGTTAGTAAGTATGAGGCCGAAGATGACGAGGCGTTTCTAGTGTTTCAGTGTGTGGGTGATCGTGTATGGCAACTTATAAGTGAGCCACTAGCCGAGCCTGTGAAGCAGACCCGTGTGGATAAAGAAGCTAAGGCCAAACTGAAACCATATTTAGATACATTCTGGGAGTGGGCTTGCGCCTACGCACCGCTGCTACCGACGTTTGACTATCAGTATGTCGGTAAACAGTTGGAGATACTGAATAAGTACAATCTGATCGGCTCTGCGCATTGGCACTCTGATGTGCATTTTCATTCAGAGGAAACCATAGAAGTGCTCAAAGATGTTAAGCACGAAGCAGCGCTTCCGTTGCTGGTGTTTTACCTAAGCGAGTCGGACTTAAAGGACGCAGCAGACATCGAAGATCTGCGTAAGTGCCGTGCGCACTTTAACAACTGGGCCAACCGAGTGTGCGGTCTGGTAACTACAACTACTGTTTACAAAGGGAACTAATTATGAGCATCAATAGATATTTTCATCGCGTGTCGGAATTGACAAAGGATGGGTTTACTGGGGGCGAAAAGCCTATCGAGTGGAGAAATATGGTGAGTGTGGTGGAGGACATGGGGCTTTCGGTGGCTAAGTATGACTATCAGACTTTTGCGGTCTATAAGCCTGACGAGCACTTCATCCGTGGGATCATTGGTTACGGTAACTTCTTTGACCACTCCGAAGCAGATAAACCTGATCGCTTTATGGTGGGTGCTAGGCATATCCGTAACGGGCGTTACAAAGGACGTAGTAGGCAATACACCATGCGGTTGAGTAAGAACTTAGACGTAGCCGCCAAAGCAGCGAGAACTTACTTCACACCTGTGAGTGTGTTGGAAATAGTACGTCATTACGTGAATGATGTTCGGGACGCACATAACAACTTGAAGGACGATAGAGTTACGAAGAGGCGTGCGGCTACTGATAAGTTTCTCGTCCGTGGTGACTACGAGTTACGTAATTCACCTAAGTTTATGGACGAGCTTTTGAATCTTGTGAACTCCAACTACATATTCAAGGATGCTGAACTCAAAGCGAGCATCAAGGAGTGGGCGGAATACCATAAAGATATTAAGTTTATGGAAGAGAGGCAGCACACCATGCGGATTATTATCATGGAGCACGGCAAGATCAAGGTCACAACGCCGTTTGATCCTATGAACTGCGTAGCCACCAACGGCGCATCGTATCCCATTAAATCTAACCTTGAGGTTGATTTTACTGAGTACCCTGTAAAGGAGGCACTTCCTCCAGAAATACTTAGCAAGCTAGCGGTTCTGTTTGTCGTCGAGGAAGGTAGGTTTACACCTGATGTCGGCGTGCGGCTGAACGATGAGGTGCTGTGTGTTTACTAAGAAATCTAGTGTGGAACACACTGAAAAGCTAAGACTAAACAGCGCTCTGGCTAAACACGTTATGCAACCAAACCATACTTCATACCTTGTCTCGACTGATGAGGTAATAAAAGTACAGTGTATTGGTGTAGGATGTGTTGACTCAAATGTACAAGAGGTGTACCGTAGCGTCAAAGATATGCCAAATTGGTTGCAGACCAAGATCGCAGTCTTGGCGGTTGCACCAGAAGGATACTCTATGGATGGCATAGGACGTAAGATCTCAGAGACTACGTTCATGGTTGAAGTAGATTAAGAATGGATTGTGCGGATTGAAAGTGTCGGGTGAGTATTAGCGTCCGACCGTCCATCTCCTTCCTACGGGGATAAAGAATAGATGTGATGAAGTGCCGCCGCACGCCTCTCTCATTGCGGGGTTTCATACGGTGAATTGCATCGACTAATACGAATAGACCAGCAGCCCTTGTCCTTTGTTCTTTCTCCTTTGTGGCAAGGTTCTGGGTTAGCGCGTTCCCGTCCGCGTTGGTCGAAGGCGGGACAGTTTAGGCCAAGACGTACCCTCGTCTATTGCAGCGCTCCCCGTCGGCGTGGCCGAAGGCGGGACTTTTAGAATCTAGTCTTATTCAGACTAGATTTGATACCAGTAAAAATAGGTGGGTAATGAGTAACGCACGAGATGTTTTTATAGTTCCGAAAGACTATGTTTTTCGTCCGCTTGGATGGAGGGAGAGCAGTGTAGTGGTCGATGGAAAAACTTATCGTATGTTGTTCAACACCTACCGCGTGACCGAAAACGAAACTAATAAAGAAACCAAGCGATGAATAATTTTTTAGCGGCGATAAAAGCACAACAAGCATGGCACAAAAAAGAAAAACCAGCGCGACCAAAAATATTGCCCGATAAGAGAGAACCAATAAAAGACTCAACAATTATGCGGATACTCACGATGCTGGATAAAGAAGTACCAAGTAGAGTTGTCGCGAAAGAAGTCGATGTGCCAGTGCAGACAGTCTACAACGTAAAGCAGCGTTACATTCTTATTGACGTTAAGAACGGCACCAAATGGTACAAGTGGATAGGCTAAAGACATATGGAGTACAAAATAAATAAGAACTTACTGCTCCCCGAACCCAAGGAACGACGTTGGAGTAAGTGGGCAGAGCTTGTCAGCGAGATGGAAGTAGGCGACAGCATAGAGTTTAGTGATGTGAAAGAACTTAATGCGTGCCGAAAGCATATGCGTGATAGAGGTTATGGCACAGCACAGCGCCAGTTGAAAGACGGTGTGTGGGGGCTTTGGCGCACCGAATGAAGATCTTATTTGAGATAGAAGAAAGTGACGTAGAACGACTGCTAGACACGCAGAACGAAATGTTGGACACACTAATTCGCATAGAACGATTGCTTAAGGAATTAACCAATGGCTACGACACCGGAAGCAAAAGTAAAAAGAGTCGTAGCTCAGCAGCTACGCGAGATTAAAGCATACTACTTTTACCCAGCGACAGGAGGCTACGGTAAGAGCGGAGTGCCCGACATAGTGGGGTGCTACAAGGGTAAGTTCTTTGGGATCGAATGTAAGGCAGGGAAAAACAAACCCACAGCACTGCAGGAAAAGAACCTTAAAGATATTACAGAAAGTAATGGCATCGCTTTGGTGGTGAATGAAGCGAATATGCACAACATTACAAAACTACTAACTTGATTGGAGAATCAAATGGCTAATAAATTAAAGAAATTAAAATCTCTGCGCAAAGAGGTCATGGCATACCTAGACCGTAACCCAGACACAAAAGAAGCTGAACTGGCTAAACTTTTTAAGCGCCCATACAACACTATGTGGGGCATTCGCAACCGTTGGTTAGAGCAGCGGACAGATCCCAACGCGCCAGAGCAAGCCACGCTCGCGTGGGATGAACCTGATACCAGTACAGAGGTAGAGGGCGCGCTCAGTAGCGTTGCGCCTCGCGTTAAGTCTAATAACTACATTCCACAGGGACGTCTGGTAACACAGTCGAGAACTATAACACAGCAGTTGGCAGTCAAGGATGTTCCTTGTAAACAAGTTAGCGACGGTAGCACCGCGTCTTACTACGAATTGCCCGAAGGCGCGAAGGAGCTACAAGACTTAATCTCGTACAAGAATATGAACGCACAGATTGGTGAGATCTTCCGCGCGTGTATGCGCTACGGCGAGTCATCTCACAGTGATGAGCTACGTGATGCCAAGAAGATCCGCTTCTATATCGACGCTGAGATCAAGCGGCTGGGGGGTTAAGTAAGTGGATCTTATAACTGTAGATTTTGAGACGTACTACAGTAAGGATTTCTCACTGTCGAAATTGACCACAGAAGAATACATACGTGATCCTCGCTTTGAGATCATCGGTGTAGCTGTGAAGGTAAACAATGGGCCGACAGAGTGGGCCAGTGGTACACACGAAGAATTTAGAGAGTATTTCAATGACTTTGATTGGGCGAACAGTATGGTATTGGCTCACAACACCATGTTTGATGGGGCTATATTGTCTTGGCTATTTGATATTCGCCCTCGCGCTTGGGCTGATACTATGTGCATGGGGCGTGGCTTACATGGCGTGGAAGTTGGTGCAAGCCTCAGAGCGTTATCAGAACGATACGAAGTCGGCGAGAAGGGAACCGAAGTGCTCGACGCGCTCAGTAAACGGCGCGAGGACTTTACAGCGTCAGAACTAGATAAGTATGGCGACTACTGCATCAACGATGTAGAACTGACTTATAAACTGTTCTCGATAATGAGCCAATCGTTTCCCAAGAAAGAACTTAAAATAATAGACTGCACACTGCGCATGTTTATTGAGGCCCGTCTTGAACTGGATCTTGGCCTGTTGGAACAACATCTAATCAGCATACGTGATCGCAAGGACGAACTATTAGAAGCCGCAAACATAACTGACAAAAAGCAGTTGATGAGCAACGAAAAGTTTGCAGAACTTCTTATAGAGCAAAGTGTGGTGCCTCCCACTAAAAAAAGCCCAGCGACAGGCAAAAAGACCTATGCGTTTGCTAAAACAGACGAAGGGTTCAAAGCACTAGCGGAGCACGATAATGTGAACGTGCAAGCCTTAGTAGCTGCGCGTCTTGGTAACAAGAGCACGTTGGAAGAGACACGGACGCAGCGTTTCATAGACATTGCGAAGCGTGGAACTTTGCCGGTTCCAGTGAGGTACTACGCAGCGCATACGGGTAGATGGGGCGGGTCAGATAAGATCAACCTACAGAACCTACCGAGTCGTGGGCCTGACGGTAAGATGTTAAAGAAAAGCATCATGGCCCCCGAAGGTTACATGCTCATAGACTGTGACTCATCGCAGATTGAGGCGCGTGTACTAGCGTGGTTTGCTGGGCAAGACGATTTGACCGAAGCATTCCGCAACAAGGAAGATGTCTACATCAAGATGGCCGCACGGATATACGACGTGCGAGAAGAAGACATAACTCCACAGCAGCGGTTTGTCGGTAAGACCACAATACTTGGCGCTGGGTATGGTATGGGCGCTTTGCGCTTTCAAGCACAGCTTAAAAACTTTGGGGTTGAACTACCTTTAGAGCAGTGCCGTAGAGTTATTAGTATCTACCGTGATGTTAACTGGAAGATCAGCAAGTTATGGCGCGATGCTAATGTTATGCTGGAAGAGTTGTCTAAGAACACAGTGGTCAATATAGGCGAGAAGGCTGTTATAGAACCTATAGCTGCGTTACAAGGTGTGCGGCTGCCATCAGGTCTAATAATGCGATATGAAGATCTTAAGGCTGAGCAAAACGAAAGAGGGCTAGAGTTCACATACAAGACTAGACGAGGCCGCACCAAGATATACGGCGGCAAGTGTGTAGAGAACATATGTCAGGCAGTGGCACGTTGCATCATAGCCGATCAGATGCTACTAATAAGTAAGAGATACGCACCCGTACTAACGGTGCATGACTCTATAATAGCGTGCGTACCAGAGGAAGAAGTTAGTGAGGCACAGCAGTATATTGAAGAATGTATGCGGTTCGTGCCAGATTGGGCAGAAGGACTGCCGCTCGATTGCGAGAGTGGTGTGGCTAGAGCATATGGGGATTGTGGGTAGTTGAGTGCTGCGCCTTGGTCATTTAGTAGGATTAAGGCATTTCAGCAGTGTCCTAAACAGTTTTACTACGAGAAGGTGGTAAAGAAATACCCGTTTAAGATGAGCGATGCCATACGATATGGCGACGAATTTCATAAAGCAGCGGAGATATACATACGCGACGGTGGTGAGTTAGACCCAAGATTTAAGTATGCACAGGGCATGCTTGACGCACTCAACGCCAAGAAAGGCGAGAAGCTATGCGAAATAAAAATGGGGCTTACTGAAGACTTAGAACCATGCAGCTTCTACGATAGTGACGTTTGGTTTAGGGGTATAGCGGACTTACTTATCTTAAATAAAGAAGATAAGCTGGCTTGGGTCATTGACTATAAGACAGGCAAGTCGGCAAGATACGCAGACAAGGGGCAGTTGGAGCTTATGGCGTTATCAGCGTTTAAGCATTACCCCGAAGTAGAAACTGTCCGAGCGGGGCTTTTATTCGTTGTAAGTGAAGATCTCATAAAAGATCGTTATGCACTTGAAGATGAGACCGCGCTGTGGGATAAGTGGATGAATAATTACGACAACATGCAGTCTGCCTTCGACAATGATGTGTGGAACCCAAAGCCCAACGGACTGTGTAAGCAGTGGTGCCAAGTTCTAGAGTGCCCACATAACGGAAGGAACTGATGCGTAGGCGACAACGAAACTATAAGAAAGAGTATCGTCAGCAAGTAGCAAGGGGCGAGCACGGGGATCGTATGGAGCGACAACGCGCACGTCGAGCAATGGATAAGACAGGACGCGATGCCAATAAAAATGGCAAAGCAGACAAACGCGAAGGCAAAGATGTTAGCCATAATAAAATGTTAAGTAGAGGTGGTACTAACAAGGATGGCTACAAGGTGGAAAGCCGAAGCAAGAACCGTAGTAGAAACGGGCATAGTAAAAAAAGATAGCACACTCTTCTGATTCGCAGTATCGGGAGGGACACACCCACGCGCCGTCCGTGGGTGCTAAAGGCGGCATTTGGAGAGCAGCATGAAGGTTGTGGATAACAAAGCCTTGTTGCTTAGGTTGCGTGACCCTAAAAAAGTTACGAGTGTTATACCTAAGAGCAAAGAGCTTCAAGACAACAAAGTAATTGTGAACTGGGGGCTAGAAGAAGCCCACGTTCTAAAGAACTTAAATATAAATGTGCCTTCCCCGATACGTACACGATACGATTGGACGGGTAAGCACACACCGATGAAGCACCAGAAGACTACTTCTGAGTTCTTCACTTTGAATAAAAGAGCGTTCTGCTTTAACGAGCAAGGCACTGGCAAAACAGCAAGTGCTATATGGGCCGCTGACTACTTAATGAGTAAAGGGTATATCTCGCGTGTTCTCGTGATATGCCCACTATCAATCATGGAGTCAGCGTGGATGGATGATCTGTTCACCTTCGCCATGCACAGAAGTGCGGATATAGCCTACGGCGCTGCAGCTAAGCGTCGTAAAATAATAGAAAGCGGTGCCGAGTTCGTGATTATCAATTACGACGGTGTTGAGATAGTGGCTGATGCTATAGCCGCTGGGGGCTTTGATCTAATCATAGTGGACGAAGCTACACACTATAAGAACCCACAGACTAGACGTTGGAAGACGTTGAATGCGTTGTTAGCTCCGCACATGTGGTTGTGGATGATGACGGGCACGCCAGCAGCACAAAGTCCTGTAGATGCGTTTGGTCTAGCAAAGCTGGTCAACCCGAACGCAGTACCTAGATTTTTCAGTTCCTTCCGCGACATGGTGATGCAAAAAGTCACCAACTTTAAATGGGTGCCCAAGGAGAACGCTACAGACACGGTATTCAAAGCACTGCAGCCAGCGATTAGGTTTACAAAAGAAGAGTGTCTAGACCTACCAGATATGGTGTACGTCAAGCGCACGGTTGAGATGACTAGGCAGCAGAAGAAATACTACAAGCAACTTAAAGATACTATGGTCATGCAGGCCGCTGGAGAGCAGATAACAGCAGCCAACGCCGCCGTGAACATGAATAAGTTACTGCAGATCTCAAGCGGTGCAGTGTACACAGATGACGGTGACTCTCTAGAGTTTGACATCAAGCATCGCTATAAAGTTCTTCGTGAGGTGATAGACGAATCAACTAAGAAGGTCTTGGTATTCGTACCGTTCAAGCACGTCATAGATATATTAGCGGACAAACTTATAAACGACGGTATACCCACTGAGATTATCAGGGGAGATGTAAGTGCTGCTAAGCGCACAGACATATTTAAACGATTTCAAACCAGCGCCTCGCCACAGGTGTTGGTTATACAACCCGCTGCAGCAGCCCACGGGGTGACACTAACTGCGGCGAATACAGTGGTATGGTGGGGGCCGACAAGTTCACTAGAGACTTACGCGCAGGCCAACGCTCGCGTGCATCGCTCTGGACAGGATCACAAGTGTACGGTGGTGCAGTTGCAAGGTTCTTTTGCAGAGAAACGTGTGTACTCATTACTAGACAATAGAATTAATGACCACACAAAAATAATAGATTTATATAAGGAAATACTTGATTAGATAGTTGCTTATAATTAAAGTGTACTGCTAGGTAATTGGAGAACCTAAATGCAAACAAACAGCGTGGATACAGATAAGCTGATAAAGGTTTATCTGAAGATCAGGGACAAGCGTGCTGAGCTTAAATCTGACTTTGATAAAGAAGACAGCAAACTAAGCGAACAGCAGGATCTCATCAAAGACGAAATGATGAAGCATCTTGACGCTACCAAAGCTAAGAACGTGTCAACCGACACGGGCACTTTCTATAAAACTACCAAGACCGTGTACCAGACTAATAACTGGGAAGAGATGCGTCAGTTCATTATAGAAGAGCAGGTGCCAGAGTTCTTACAGCAGCGGCTTCACCAGAAAGCCATCAAAGAATGGTTGGAGGAGAACCCTGAGAAACTACCCAAAGGTTTGAATGCTAATACTGAGTACACAATCAACGTAAGGAAAAAGAAGTGACAGAGCAAATAAACCTAGTGGACATTGACGAGGTAGCAAAGCAGCTAAAAGTGTCTGTGAGCACCGTGCGTTCATGGCTGCGAGCTAATCTCATACCTGAGAACACCTACATACACGTAGGCAAGACATACCGTTTTGACCTTAACCGTGTTGTATTTGCTCTTATGCACACGGACTTGAATGCGGCAGATATTCCTGCAGAAAACGAAGAGCCTACCGGAGAAGCCGAAGAGCACGTCGAAACAGTAGGGGATCTGGACGAAGATCTGTAGTATGGGTTTTAAGAAGATCAGCATACGGGACGGTAAGTTTCGTAAGGTAGTAGACGGTAAAGAGGTAGAGGTAGGCTCTGATATTCTAGATGTAGTGATCGTAAATGCAGCAGGCATGTCACGCATGTTTTACTCAGGAGTCTATAACCCAAACCGAGCAGCTACTCCTAGTTGTTGGTCATCTAACACACAGGCACCCGATCCAGATGTTCCAGCGGAAACTAGGCAGTCATCACGCTGCATAGACTGCGAGCAAAATATACGGGGGTCAGGAGGAGGCGGTTCAAGAGCTTGTAAGTTCTTACAACGGATCGCTATTACTTTTGTAGAGGACAATCTATACGACGTGTTTCAGCTACAGCTACCAGCAACGAGTTTGTTTGGTGAGGCTGAACGCGGTTGGATGTCGATGCAAAACTATGTAAAGCACTTAGTGAAGCACGATACGTCTGCTACAACCGTCGTGACTAGGATCTGTTTTGAGCAGACAAGTTACGCACCAAGGCTACGTTTTAGACCCATGCGGGTGTTAGACGAGGCTGAACTTAAGATTGCTATGGAGCTTGAGAGACACCCCGATACATTGAAAGCGATTACCTTCAGTGCCCCACCAGTGTGGAGTAGTGCAGTATCGCCGTTCGATGAGGTGGAGGGGTTTACTGTGAGTGAAATAGCATAAATACAAATGTTTAGGAGAACATAATGGCTGATACAGCAACACACTTGTTGAAAGGCGTCGAAGCGCTATATCCAAGGATCGACAAGACTTACCGATGGGACAACGCTAAGAACAAAAGCGTACCGTGCGAAGCTACAGAGAAAGGCGCGGAGTTCTCGCTTAGCTTTGTTATGAGCACCGATCAGGCTAAAGGTCTGTGGTCTGCTATGAAAGATGCGTATGAAACTAAACGCGCTGATGGCAACAGCAGTTGGCCTGATACGTTTGACCGCCCCTTCAAGAAGGATGAAAACGGTAACTGGACGCATAGATCCAGAACCGAGGGGGCTTTTAACGGTGAAGCTAGCAGACCGCCCTCACAGGTGGACGCGAAGAGAACGCCACTGCCTAATGGGTTTATGTTGACCAGCGGCAGCACAATAAACGTGCAGGTGTCTCTACATCCGTACTTTGTAGACGGTACAGCAGGGGTCAAACTACGACCAAGAGCCGTGCAGGTGCTTAAATATGTGCCTCTGCAGGCTAGAGATCCGTTTGAGGAAGAAGAAGGGTTCACCATTGAAGGAGGTGATGGCGGTGCATTCGCTGTCGAGTCAACACCAGAACCTGCGGCTGTTACTTCCACAGAAGACGAGTGGGAAGAGGATGTTCCAGTAAAAGAACCTAAGAAAATGGTGAAGAAGTCTGCAGCTCCAAAGGAAGAAAAAGCATCGGTCACCGCTGTTATTGATGAGTGGGACGACTAGAACTTCATAACTACCATCGTGGCTAGAGCAATCGAAGAGGGCGCACCGACGCCCCTGCCACGGTGTCTTTCGGTTATGAGTAATAGTCATGCACACCAAGCAATTTTTAAGCAGGGTGCTAAGTGACACAGGTAACTACTGTGTATTCGCTAACCACCTAGCAAACGACCAAAGAAAACAGATGTTCTTCACGTCGCTAGATGACGTGGTGGACACCGCTAGTGACCTTGATACACAGGGATACGACGTTTATTTTGCATTAGCTACGTTCTCTGAAGCTGGGTCGCGTCGTGTAGATAATACGTTGTCATTCAAGGCGTTCTTCTTAGATTTAGACTGTGGCCCTAGTAAAGATTTCACAACACAAGAAGAAGCAGTAGCTGAACTACGTAGGTTCTGCAAGATACTTAAACTACCTAAACCCCTGATGGTTAACTCAGGGCGTGGGATACACGTTTATTGGGCTTTACAAGAGTCTGTACCTACAGATGATTGGGTGCCTGTAGCAGAGCGGTTGAAGGCGCAGTGCGCAGAGCACAGCTTCTTAGCAGACCCCGCCGTTACTGCTGATGCAGCTAGAGTTTTGCGTGTAGTAAGCACGCACAACCACAAAACTAACCCGCCTAGCGAAGTGGTTATATATGGGGTGGAGCCTCCACCACTTGTAGATTTTGATGAGTTCTCAGAATTACTGGGTAATAACCCACTGCCTGTACCTCAACGCAGTCCGCGTAACGGCGTAAATGCTGTAACGCAAGCCCTGATGGGTAACAGCGAGAACAAGTTTGGGACGATAGTAAACAAAATAAAGATGGAATCTGGTTGTAAGCAACTAGAGATGATAATAAATGACCAAGAAAACTGCTCTGAGCCTATGTGGAGAGCGGGGCTATCTATAGCAAAGTTTTGCTCTGATTCAGAAAAAGCAGCGCACTTTATATCTAGGGGGCACGAAGGCTACACACCAGAAGACACAGCGTACAAAATGGACTTGATAAAAGGCCCGTACCAGTGCATTAAGTTTGATGAGTTCAACCCAAAAATATGTCGAAAGTGCCCGTACTGGGGCAAGATAAAGTCTCCCATAGTGTTAGGCCGACACATAATCGAAGCGACTGATAAAGATAACGTAGTAGAAACAGTATCTGCTTCGCTACCAAACGCACCTACTAAAACGTATGTGATACCTGAGTACCCAAGACCATACTTCCGTGGGGCGAATGGCGGTATATACGTAAGAGCGAACGGCCCAGATGGTGAGCCAGAAGATAAACTTATTTATCATAATGACATATATGTGGTTAAGCGCGTGCATGACCCCGAACTTGGTGAATCTGTCGTTATGTGCTTGCACTTACCAAAAGACGGTATGCGTGAATTTACGCTTCCTTTGACTGCTGTTACTTCACGGGAAGAGTTCCGTAAAAACATGAGCGCTCAAGGCGTAGCTATAAAGAGGATGGATGAACTCATGGATTACACGACTACGTGGGTAAACGAGCTACAGGCTAAGTCTGTGGCGGAAACCGCCCATCGTCAGTTTGGTTGGACAGATGATGATATGAAGTCGTTTATACTAGGTAACCAAGAGATATTTGGTGACCGCGTGGACTTCAACCCCCCTGCGTCAAATACTATTTCTATGTTCCCCGCATTTGAATCTAAAGGCACGTTAGAAGGCTGGAAAGAAACAATGGCCTTTCTAAACCAAGACGGGCAGGAGGCATATCAGTACGTCTTAGGTGCATCATTCGGCTCCATACTGATGAAACTCATGCCTGTGTCTTGCTCCATGCTTCATCTACATAGCGATGATTCTGGGCTTGGTAAAACTACCGCACAATTCGCAGGGCTGGGTGTATGGGGTAATCCAGAAGAACTTATCCTGAGCAAAGAGGACAAATACTTAGCCAAGATGAATAGGGCTGAGATTTATAACAACCTACCGTTCTTCATGGACGAAGTTACAAACATGAACTCTAGCGAGCTTAGTGATATGGCCTACCAGTTATATAGCGGTAAGCAGCGGCGTAGGCTAACTAGCAGTGCAAACATAGAGCGTTTCAATGGGTATGCATGGAGCTTTATGACCGTATCCAGCGCGAACACTAGCCTGATCGAAAAGATAATGATGGACAAGCAAGCGCCGAAAGCAGAAGCACAGCGCATACTTGAGTACAAAGTAAATAAGCATTACAAGAGTGCAAACACTAAAGAAGCTACCGATGCATTCGCTCTAGCCCTACAAAGCGATTACGGCCATGCGGGTGTGCCGTTTGTGCAGTACGTCATAAACAACCTAGATGACGTTAAAGAGTTACTAAAGGCCACGCAGTTGAAGGTGGACTCTAAGGCTGGCTTGGCTGCTGAGAACAGGTTTTGGTCTGCAGGTGCAGCGTGCACGCTTACTGCGCTGGTGATCTGCAAGAATATGGGCTTATTACCCTACAGCACAAAGAAGGTATATAGATGGATATTGAGCGTGCTAGAAGAAAACAAAAGGAGTGTTGCTGATATGAGTAGTTCTGCAGAACAAGTGCTTAATGATTATTTGAACGATCATTACGGTAACGTGCTTTGGATTAAGAGTACGGATGACTTACGAAAAGCCAATAACAACGGGCTAGATGAGCTTGTAATACCTGACTTGAACCCACGCGCTAGACTTGTGGCTAGGTATGAAACAGACGTGAAGCGTGCCTACCTTGTGCCGAAACCGCTGCGAGAGTGGTGTGGTAAGCACCAAGTAAACTACGCATCTTTCGTTCAAGACTTGAAGTCTAAGATGAGTGCTAAAAAGTCAAAGATGCGATTGAGTAAAGGTACGCATCTACGCCTGCCGCCCACCGACGTTATAGTCGTAGACTGTTCTGTACAATTACCACAAGGAGATGTGGATGAAGCGGTATGAGCTTGAGCTTTATCTAACGACAGTTAAGTATTTTGCAGTTGAAGCAGAGTCTTTAGAGGAAGCTAAAAGCAAAGCCACGGACGAAGCCCGTAAACACATGGGTGAGGATTGGCGGTCATTAGAAATAGTAGAGTCAAACAAAACGTCAGCGACGAAGTAATACTTGTTGATGATCTTTGCCCGGACGGAGTAAGGGTAGTGGTGTGCTGGAGTAAGATGTTAGTAGGGATGTCTATTTTCATCCCTTGTATTGATACGCAAACTGCATACCTACAAGCAAAACAAATTATGGAGTCTAAAGGGTGGACTTTTGAGCACCGAGTCCGAACTGAGGACAATAAATTAGGTGTGAGACTCTGGAGAACTACGTGATACCATACGACACGCAGCGGAACGCTGTGGTTCTCCAAAACCGGCCCACCCTCTTACCACCGAGGGGGTGGGTCACCCTAGAAAAAACCTTCAGCTTCTACAGTCGCTCGCGTGGCAGGAGATAACAACACACCGTTGTGCATTCTAGTGGTTGTACGTTCGTGAGCTTTCATAGACCGTTCAATAGTCTCTGGTGTTATAGCCAGTTTTGGATCTTGCTGCACCGCCCTAGAGTTACTAAATTCAGCCATTTCTAGTCGTATGTTGTCTGCCTCCATGAAATCGCCAAACCGCATTGCTACATAATATCTTTTTAACAATCTTCTTCGTTTGTTTGCAGCGGCGTCATTCATACGCTTGGCTTTAGAGGACTCTTCCATGTTGTTCATATACTCTGTAGGCGGGAACCCAAGCAACTGCGCGAACAACTGTCCGCCGGTTATATCGTCGTACATGGGGTCACCTCTACGAGTGAGGATGCCTTCGTCTCTGGGGTATCTACGCAGAGCACGGTAAGCGTTACGTATGGCTCCCGGTGCCATACCCTCAAACGCTCGCTCCATATCTTCTCCACGCCAAAGATCTTCAAAACTCTCCCAAGCCCTAGAGCCTACGCTCCACGCTGGGCCACCAAAGAAGTGCATAAACGACTCTTCGGGTGATGGATTAGAGTTAAATCTGTCTGCTTCAAATAACAAGTTAGTTAACGCCACACGTTTAGATACATCCAGCCCAGTTACTTCTGACAGAACTCCCTTGTATAGCATCTCGTTGTCTAAAGATCGGCGTACAAACGTCTCAAAGTCTTCTTCTGATTCATCACCTACCAGCATGTCGTATATCATTGTGGCTGCGCCGTACAGTGGTAATCCCTGCACCCCTGCTAGCAACAGTGCGGACATATGCACCCCTGCCAACTGCTTAAATGCCACTTTAGCTGCCTCTGTGTCCCCACCGTAAGCTGCTTTTGTGCCCTCCCATGCGGTCTTCAGCATCTTGTAGTACATGGTGATGCCGTAGTTCTTATACATAAGAGCCACACGACCAACGCCAGAGCGTGCAAATCTTGGCCCAGTTTCTAGGTTAGCCCCGCCGTTTATCTGTTGGGTCTCATACACTGCGTCTGCAGCGGCTTTCTGTTCTGCTTCTCTTAGTTGAGATTCTGTAAGATCTTTACCTTTTGTAGCCTTGTCCAAAGCAAGTTTGTACGCCGCTACCAATGTGGTTTGGCGGTTCATAACTTCTGCGGTATGAAACATCAAAGCAGACATATTAGTTATAAAATCGGCTCTACTTATGTCTCTTCCAGAAGTATCTACGCTAAGTGTCTCTGCTATGAAAGAAGAACCCAACTGCCCACGTCTAGCAGCTAAGCGAACTAGAGGCACCAAGTTTTCAAGCTCCGTCTTCATCTCTTGCGAAAGGTCTAGGTCTTCTCGCACCGCATATGTAAGTTGACCGTCAGACTCTGTAACTGTGTAGTAGTTCTCCAATGAAGGCTGCGCTTTATCCTGCGTAGCTTCCATAACATTTTTAAGTTTATCTCTACCCTTTAACGCTTCTCTTATTGATCTAGCATTACGAGTGCCGCCAAACAAAGTTTCTTGTGTTTGGTTTAGGGGTGTGCCTACAAACAACTTACCCGCATCTTTTATAGCCGCACTTGTGTTGGCATAACCATACTTACCAGCGAGCATTGGGTACGCAAAAAGTGGTATCTGAGATAAGTTGACCAAGGCAGAAGAGGCATTGAAACCGATAGTCCACAAGAACGCCATGCGGTTTAAGTTCTTTGCAAAGTTGTCTTTGGGCGGGTTCATCGCAAACTTCGCTCGTTCGCGTATTTCTCTAACTACTTCTGCATCTCCGCCCTTACTTTTTTCTAAAAACGACGTTAGTTTGGACTGAATTATAGCGCTGTTCTTTATGCGTGAGGCCTGTCTAGCTAGGTCGTAGCCTTTTGTTCTAGCAGCTTCTAATGCATCTTTGTCGTAGCCTTCTGTTTTCTTACGTTTCTGCAGCCCTTTCGCAAAAGAAGATTCTGGCAGTGATTGTATAAATAACTTAGTTATCTGCTCTCTTGCCGCTTCATAGCCTATTTTTTGGTTTGGTTCTAATGCGCCTACTTGAGCGTCTAGTGTCCGCAGGACGTTAGCGACAAACGCTGGGGGCACCGAGTCACCCGTATACATAGTTGAGTCATTAGGGTCAAAGATCTCAACGTCCATGCCCATCTCTGTAAACTCATCTATAGCCATGTTTCTGTCGCCATTGTTCTCAAACGAAAACACGGCAGAATTAGCCTGTGCCTTGGGGTCTTTAACAGCTAAGAAATATGTACCTTTACGAGTCAGAGGAAAGTATGGGTCTTCTTTTGCTTGTCGCAGTAGTTGACCAAGCAGTTCGTTCTTGAGATTAGTCTTAACTTCTTGGGGTGCTTCTAGCTCGTCTATCCTACCCTCTAGCGCTTTTAGCAGTTGGTTATATTGGTACTTGTAGAAGTCACGCAGGTTGGTGTACGCCCTTCGTCCATCTGGGCCTAACTTATCAAACTCTCTTCTAAGCTCTTTATAGATGGTTAACTTTTTACCTGTATAAGCAGACAAATCTTTTGACGGGTCTACTCCTTCTATGGTGCTGATGTATACAACATCGTTAAATCTGTCTCTTATCTCTTTAGTGGCTTTGTTGCCCCACTGCAGTATGGGCAGCAGTTTTCTTCGTGTGACTTGCTCTGACCTACTAAGATCGCCACGTTGATTTTCTATAGCTTCAAGTACGTCTGTGGCACCGTCTAAACCTAGTGAGTCCGCCCAATCCCCAATACTACTGTTCGGTAAGAACCCACCTACTACCCTTTTGGCTGCTACAGAAGCAGGGTTTTGGGGGCCAGAAAATATACCCTTTATCCTGTTTGCTAAGACTTTCCTACTCGTTTTACTAAACGCGCCCGCAGTGCGGTTCTTCAAAGCCTCACCTATAGCAGCCACTTCTCTAGGCGAAGAACTATTAGATATTGTGCCTAGCCCTCTATACTGTGGAGCGGGCGCTAGTATTTGTTCTATAAGGGCATTAACTTCTTTGGATACGGGCTTAGTATCTTTCTTTATGGGGAGTCTAAATAGCCTGCGTATAGCGTTCTTGAATCGGTCAAAGGCACTTAGTTGCTCGCCTTTTATGTTTATCCTAGCGAGCCTCTGCTGAAACATGGGGTTACTAAACGCTTCTGCCACAAACTCTTCTAGGCTTTCTGAACCATACAGCCCCTGTAACTGCTCTTTTACACTATTGTATATGGTTCGTAACTGCGTCGTTACTGGGTTTGACGGTTGAGCCAATGTATTTATTGTAGCTGCGTGCGTCATCTCATGTAGCAATGTAACTACAGACATACCTTCTGCAGTGTCTTGATTTAGGACTATGGTGTTTTCTATCTCGTCAGCAAGCCTAGCCTGTATTCTAGCTTCCTCTATAGTCGCATCAGCAGACAGTTGGTTTAATACACTTTCTGCACCGGGGTAGTACTGTCCGAACACAGGGCTACCTTCTGTGATACGACTAACTTTTCTGGACAAGAATCTGTCTATTGCAGAAGCGTTTTCTGGTAAGTTTTCTTGTAGTCGCGCAAACCTTACCCTAGTGGTGCCCACTAAAGGTATTAACTTCCTAGCAATTTGCCGTATATCCTTGTTAGACGTACTTTTTGCAACAGTTTCTAGGGCACTTTTTATATCACCGGCCTGTAACGCCGTGACAGCATTGCTCGGTAGCGGTGCGTCCAGACCTTTTACGCCCCTGCCTAGTAGATATAGTTCGCCAACATCTAGGTTTAAGCCTTCTATACCAGCTAGCACTGCATCTGTGTATTCTTTAGCCTCTGCAGTGGACAGCCCCATAGCCCTAGCTTCCTGCATTAGTTCTTTACGGCTTAATACGGCTTCTCCGCCTGTATCCTCTTTAGATAGCGCTACTTCTCTTTTGGTTGATATGCCTTCGACTACATCTTCTGTAGGAGTTACGGTCTCTTCAGTTTCTACTGCGGGTAGTTCTGCTTGCCCTGCTATAGCTCTACCCGCTTGTGCTTCTAACCCAGCACCCGCTACTTTTGTTTGTAGCTTTCTTACCGCTTCGTTCTTAGAAAACGCTGTAATTTCTGGTGCGCCTTCTATATCTATGACACCTTCTTTTTGCTTACCTCTAAATACCGGCCCTGTGTCGCCAAACTTAAATTCAAGTTCGTTGTTAGGTAGTTCTGTTACTGTGGGTGCTTCTACACCAGCTACCTGTTGAGGCTTTGGCTCTTGTTTCTTTTTCTTACCCTTCCTGCCGTTAATCTTAAAGCCCATACCTTCAAGTGTTTCTACTTTACTTGCTGGGGTTAGTGCAGGGTCGCTTCTTCCAGTTCCAGTAGCAGGTCGTCCAGAGCTATCGTCAACATCTCCCACTGTTCCTCGTCCAGACTCAACAGTGCTGGCGGTATCGCCGTCTCCTTCTGGCTCTGGTGCGCCTTGTATATCACTCGGAACGCTGACTCCACTTGACTCTTCTGTAACTTCCGTAACTTGGGCTTGTCGTTCATTTTCAAGAGTCCTAGCTATGTTGTCTTGTATTGCCAAGCTGTTCTTTAACTTACCAACAGCAGCCTTAAAATCACTTCTTACTTCTGCGTTGTTTAAGTCTTGACCTACAAACTCCGCTGCCTTTGAACCTTTACGAATACCAAAATTTTTAAGATCTTCAGCAGTTATGGGTCTTTCTGGTGCGGGCTGCGCTTCTGTTTCTACTTCGGGGGCGGTCTCTACTGCCGCTTCTTCAACGCCGCCAGTTTCAGTAGCTTCGCGTGCCGCTTCTGTCTCGGTGGTAGCTGCTAGTGTTTCATCAGTTACAGCAGCCATTCTTTGACTAATTTCTTCTTCTGTAAGCTCTGCCCCTGCAGCCAATCTTGAGGTAATTTCTTCTCTTTCTTTTTGCGCAGCCTCCACTACTCTAGGGTCTGCGGCTACCTTTGCTTTAACTTCTTCCCGTGTGGCTGTGGGGTCTCTAGCTAATATCTCCTCTAAAGCTAGCTGTGTAGCAGTCCTGTCCGCGCCTTCAAGCTCTTGAGAACTTACAAACTCTGGGTCTAAGAAGCGACTAGCAATGCCGCCTGTGTCATCCGCAGCCTCTACACCTGCATCGGGGTCAGAGATGGGTGTAGGAGTTGGCGTTGTATCTGAAGTATCGTCTGTATCAATACCAATACCGGCAGCGCTTGTGGTTCCTCTAATGGCACCACCTAATAAGCCGCCTGCTATGCCTGCCTCTCTATATTCAGCAAGCGCTTCTTCATTATCTAAAGGTAAACCAGCTTGGGCACGCTCCAGTATCTGTTGACCTATCTCTGTGGGTGCCTCTACAACCGCACCTAAACCTGCGCCCTTTGTACTTCTAGTAAATATACCGCCGCCGGTAAGTGCTTTTTCTGTAACACCTAACTTAGAAACACCACCAACTAACAAGCGGTCAACAATACCGTCCAACAACGCCTGAGGCAGTGCAGTAAGAAAAGCAGCGCCTTCACTTATTTCGGTTCTAAACCCTTGTTCTATAGCTTCTTTCTGACGTTCACGGTTCATACCGTAGAAGAACGGTAGGTTTGCAAGAGTGGCACCAGCAATACCGGCAGCGACAGCACCTACGCCTATAACGGGAGCAGCGGCAGCGGCAGCAATACCGCCAGCAATACCAGCAGCCGTAGCAGGGGCGCTCTCAGCAGCTACACCACCAAGGTAGGAGAAAAAATCTCCAGCACCTTCAATATCGTCAAACTTAGTTTGGTAACGAGATTTACGCTGTATATCAGCTTCGTTCTCTAGGGCTACTTCAGCACCATACTCTTCAAGCCCTTCTAACCCAAGTAGGCTACCTATACCCTCTAAACCAGAGCCAGTAGCTTGAGCTACAAGATCAGTTCCTATATCTAGACCGCGAGAAAAACTACCTCTTTGCGCTTCACTAGCCCTTTCTCTAGCTTCAGCTAATTCGCTTCTTAGCTGTGCTAATTTAGTACGTCGTCTTTCTACTGCCTCTTTACTATAGGCTTCATATATGGAGGGGCCGACACGCTTCCTGTTTATGGCTGCGGCTAACTGTTCCTTAGTGGCATCATCAGGAGCCTCTACTGTTTCGCTAGTGCCATCATTTAACAGTACGTTATATAAGCGCATGAGTACTTAACTACTGCGGCAGTGCAGCAAAATTCTCTATTTGGTCAACAGAAATTTCTCGCTTACTTCTTACGGCATCGGCCTGCTCAGTTAGACGTTGTAGTATTTCGTCGCTTGCACCTAACCTTTCGTATATTACCGTTTCTACAGATTTTTTAAGTTCGTTAAGCTCTTCTGCTTCTTCTTCGTCTAATTTACCTTGCCGCTCTAGTGCTTTTAACTGTAGGTATCTTTGATTGGTACTAAGTACTTCTTTAAGCACGTCTGCTCTAGTAGCCCTAATATCGTTTATAGCAGAAGTTAGTGTATTAAGATCTGTTACGTCTCTACTCACTTGCCTATCTAACTGCCTACTAACTAGCTCAGCCCTTCTAAACGCTTGTAATGCTCCTTCACTTTGGAAGTCAAATTGGTCGCGTACAAACTGCCTGTTCTGACGAGCAGTTTCGGCTGTTAAATTAGATATAGTATCCATCGCTTGTCGTCTATCTGCTTTAGCAGCGTCTATAGCAGCGTTTATAGACTGATTTGTTTGATCCGCAACCTTTACATCTAGCTCCATCGCAAGCGTATCAACACCCTGTTTCTTAGATAGTGCTAGCTGCTTAAGCTGATCTTGCCCCGCCTCAGTTCTACTTATCGCAGTTAAAGCATTACCCATCAACTGACCAAACGAATTACCGCCACGACCAAACGCTGCAAAGATGTTACGACGCATTTGTGCTTGTTGTTTATCAGGGTCTTGCAGCTCGTTGTATAAGCGTTCTTGTTCTTCACGCATACGCTCAAACTTCTGTGCTTTATCTGTTCTACCTGCAATTCTTTCGGCTCTACGTTCTGCTTCACCTGCAGCCGCCGCTATACCCTCTGATCCCATATTAGCCATACTTGTTAGGCTATCTTTAAGCCCTGCTGGTAGTTGATCTATTACAGGATCAGGCTTTGTAAATGGGGTTGTCGTTGAAGTGACATCTGCAATCCCACCACCACCAACATCAGCAACGCCACCAGCACGATCAGCAGCGCCACTAACAACGGTCTTATCAGTAGTATCAGTGGTAGCTTTCTCAGTCTGCTTCTTTGGTGCTAACACTCCGAGACCACCCATGTCGGGTATAGTTCTAGGAGCGGGTTTTGGTTCTACAGCAGCGGTGTCTTGTTCAGGAGAAGCAAGGGCTTCCGCTGCGGCTCTGGCTGCAACTATCCCCTCTCCGCGTATCAACGGCTCCATAAATGTCCGGGCTTCTCTTCTTTTTAGTATTGTTTGCCTTATCTGCTCATCTGAAAGACGCCTACTTCTAGGATTACTGCGTTTATAATCTGCAATATCTTCGTCAGTAACACCACCACCGCTAGTAAATCCAACAATACCGCCGCTAGCCATCATGCGCTGCTGTCGCTGTCTTCTTTGGGCCTCTTGTTGAGCTATAGTGCCAGACACTTGACGTAGTTTTTCTTGAAAGACTTGTCCTTCCATCTGGTCTTTTATAGTTCCGGGCTGCTGCTGTTGGCTCATAGCCAGTTGGTTTTGTGCAGCCTTCATATCTGACTGAACTTTCTGCAAAGCAAGCAGGTACATAAGTTCTTGTGTAACTTTATATTTTTGTTGTAGCTGCTGTGGGCTGTATACTTCAGCAAGCTCATCGACTTCTCTGTCCATCGGGATCATGTAATCTGCCTCCCAACATTGGGGTCAGTAGTTTCTTCTTCTTTTTCTTCTTTTTTACCGCCAGCCCCGCCAAGCAAGGCTGCTATTACATCTGCTATTCCGCCACCACCAAGTATGTTGCTCAACTGACTAGGTTGTGAATAGGTGTAAGACTGCGTTTGAAGCGGAAGACCACTAAGCAACGATTGCATAAATTGTACGTTTTTGTATGGGAAGTCTCGTTCTTCTTCAAACTGTGCTAAATCAGCAGCAATACCTTCTGCCTCTATACCGCGTTGTATCTCTCCCGCTCTGGTCTGCGCTGCAAGTGCATCAAGCCCAAAACGATTTGCAGCGTCTCTAGCTGTCTGCTGTCGTTGTTGTTCTTCATTGAACTGCCGTCTAGCGGCATCGAAAGCTGACGCATACCCTTTACCTGTTATATCAGCTAAATTACGTTGTAGAATATTGTCGCGTTCTAAATCTGCAATGGCTTGGCGGGAGCCGCCAAATGCACCTGATCTAGTGAACCTACCCGCTTCTGCTTGCCTACTTATCTCTGCCTGTCTACGTGCTTCTTCTAGTTGTGGGTTTAGCACTGCGGATAGGTAGGGGTTCATGTATTCTCCCACTATACCCGTAGCAGCGGGAGCATCTGCACCTTCGGTAGTCATAGCAGGAGCCGCAGACGCAGCAAAAGTTCCGGGCGTAAATGCTCCCATGCTCGTAGTAGGTACAGTCAGGTTAGCTATACCTTGGAACGCTGTGTCTTGTAGTTGAGATTGCCCTGCGGTAAGCGGCCCTGTGTAGGCTTGATAGCCTTGGTCAGCAAGTGCCCGCCCCCTACCCAACATATCGGTAACATAGGGGCCAGCATAAGTAGAAAGTGCAGATTCGGTGCCTGTTTGTTGAGAGGTAAAGTCTGTGTAATCACCTGCTCCAGCAACACCACCTGTACCAGTGGTTCCGTTCGTCATAACGCCTCCTACTTCAAAAGCATAGATAGCTCTTTACCTGCATCTATGTTCTTCTGTTGTGTTTCTTTGCCTGTACCTTGTTTACGTACTCTGTCCATAAACTCATGCAGTTTTCTAGCACCTGCATTAGAGTTGCCGTTACCTAGAAGCGCCACTAAATCAGCAGGCAGTACAAACTCACCATCACTAAGCCTAGCTTCTTGTCCGTTATCTATTCTAGCGGGCACTTTATCAGCCTGCCCGTCTGTGGTGCCACCTAAATACCTACCCTGTGATAGATTTGCTATGCCTCCCGACGCATACATACGGTCTGGCCCTGCCATGCCCACCTCTTTTGCATCAGGATCGTATTCTTTTTCTACCGGAGCAGCTACTGGAGGTTGTTCAGCAGCTATACCTTTAGCTTGCGCCGCTGCTTGTGTGCGAGCTTGCTCTACAGTCATGGGTTCTGTTTCAGGTTTTTGTGCGAATATAGTATCAGAAAAGTATCTGCGCCCTGTTGATCCGGGTCTTCTGTTAGGATCTGCTTGCATAGGCACGCGCTCGCGCACTGCAGTGTACTCAGGAATACTGCCTTGATACCCAACTACAGGCAGTTTGGGGTCAGCTATACCAGATTTATCTGCAATATACCCAAGACCTAAACCAAGCAAAGTGCTCCCCAAATTGTCAGCACCTCCAATATATTTGCCTATATCCTCTGTAAAGAAATCACCGGCATCTTCTATCTGCTCGTTTATGAACTCATCAAACCAACCCATTACTTTCCTCCAATGATACGGAACAAATCTTCCATCGTATCAGCAGGTTTTTTCTTACGTTCTAACTGCTTCATTATAGTATCAGTGTCTGAGCGTATCACGCCACCTGCAGCGACCTTACGCACACCATAAGGCGTAATAAATTTACCCGCCTGTTCTTTGTCTGCAAATATACTACTGAAGTCGTAGGGCGTGCCTATATCTGCAACTGGGGCTGATTTTACTTGGACTTGTTGCGGTTGCATAAGAGCAGCAAATATTTGGTCACCTATGCCTGTGCCCCTGCCTGACCCTCGACCACTACCTTCTCCCGGCCCTTCTCCTGCTCCTGTACCCGTACCCGTACCAGACCCTGTACCGCCCCCCGTACCACTACCCGTACCTACTCCTGTACCCGTACCTTCACCTACATCACCGGGATCGCCTACATCGCCAGCACCTGCACCGGGAGTACCAGAAGCACCTGTACCTGTACCCGTAACATCTGCGGCACCTGTACCCGTGCCTGTAGCATCAGCATCACCAGCACCCACCTCATCCGCAGGGCCAGTAGTTCCTGTGCCTGCCCCGTCAGCACCTGCACCTGCCTGATCTTCATTCGCAGCGGTATCACTTGTACCTAGATCCGCACCTGTACCAGCCCCACCTGTGGTCGTTTCGGTAGGTGTTGTAGTTGCACCAGCCGTGCCTGTAGACGTAGTAGCTGTGGATGTAGCGTCGGTGCCTGTAGTAGTGCCAGTGGTGGTTGTAGAACTAACCCCAGTTGTGGAAGAAGCCGGTGTTCCTAAATCAGTGTCACCTGTTGTTCCAGAAGGCGCAGTTGTAGTGTCTGTAGAATTGGGGGTGTCTGCCCCTCCACCTAGTCCAGTTCCTGCCCCGGTAACTTCTATAAGTTCTTTATCTTCATCTGTGCTTTCTGTGGGTTCAGTAAACTCTTCAACTACCTCTCCAGTGCTTTTATTTCTCCACTTTCCCCCCTGCCCTTCTTCAAAAGTGGTGCCGGTAAGAATATGAATCCACCCATTAGGGTCATCAGGATCTCGTCTCCATTTGCCGTCTATTGGTTCACTTACCCCTAAACCTACATCAGCAGTCTTCGCTGGAGTTTCTGTTGTTTCTGTTGTTTCTGCTTTAGTTTTTTCTGCAGCCGTAGTAGTGCCTACTTCAGCATCGGCTCCTGTATCACCACCTTGTCCGGCACCAGCGCCCTCACCAGCACCGCCTCCGCCGCCTCCAGCATCGGTTTCGGTTTCAGTGGTTTCTACAGGTTCTTCTACAGGTTCTTCTACAACAGGCTTTTCTATGTCTAACGGTGGGTCTTCGGGCTTTTCAACCGGCTCGACCTCAGTAGTGACTTCTATGGGGTCATCTTCTGGTACGTTAGCTGCTTTAGCCGCTGCTTCTAGTTCTTGTCTTTCTTTTTCTGCCGCCGCTGCCTCTTCAGCAGCCTTTTTAGCCGCCTCTTCAGCTTCTTTCTTATTAGCAGCCTCTTCTGCTAACCTAGCTTCTTCGGCAGCTTTAGCTTTAGCCTCTGCTTCAGCCTTGGCCTTAGCCTCTGCTTCAGCCTTAGCCTTAGCCTCGGCCTCCTCTGCCGCTTTAGCCTTAGCAGCAGCTTCTTCAGCAGCCTTTTTAGCTTCAGCCGCCGCTGCTATTTCTTTTTCTTCCGCTGCTCTTTTGGCTGCAGCTTCTGCTTCGGCTTTAGCTTTAGCTGCTTCTTCCGCTGCTTTTTTAGCTGCAGCCTCTGCTTCCGCTTTAGCTTTAGCCGCTGCTTCCGCTTTAGCTTTAGCCTCTGCCTCTGCAACTACTTTGTTTGTAGCTTCTTCTACAGCATCTGTAAGGGTCGTTATGTCTCCTACCGTCTCAACAGCGGAGTTATTTGCGTTGGTGTTGGACTCTTCTAAGGCGCTGTTATACGCCTCTTGATCTGTGGTTGTAGTGGTTTGTATTTCTTCTAGTTTTTCTTTTCTAGCCGCATTTCTAGCGTCTATCTCTGATCGTCGTTTATTAGCTTCAGCTTCAGCGTCACGGATAGCTTTAGCGCGAGCACTTTTATACGCATCATCTGCATCGCGAGCAGCGCCTGCCGCTGCTTTTCTAGCGTCTTCTAGCTCAGCTTGTGCCACACTAGCTGCGGTTCGTGCCTGATTTATCTTGTTCCGTGCGTCTAGCTTGGCTTTATCCGCTCTCTTCTTAGCGTTTCTATAAGAATAACTACGTGTGCCATAACGACTGGCTATATATTTAGCGTAAGAATCTGCACCGTCTGCTTTTGCGGTTTCTTCCTCCACTACAGTGGCTACAGTACCTGCAGCTTCTTCTAATCCTGCCTCTGCTTCGCTCACTGCAGTGTTAGCAGCTATAACAGCTTCATCATCATCTGGATTAGATATAGAGGCTAGGGCGGCTGCGGCTAGCTCTGTTACATCTATTGCTGCGGCTGCTTCTTCGTCTTCCGCTGCCCCGTTATTTGCTGCAGCTATCTCGGTAAGGTTGTAAATAACATTTGGGTCAAATACACCGTCGCCACCAGCACCGGGGCCAGAGTAAATAACACCCCCACCGGGAAGCCCGTTTGCAGCTACGCTAATAGCTCCACCTATGGCTTCAGCAGCCTGCTGATCTTGGTATTGTTCTGCATAAGATATACCTTTAGAGGCAGCAGTTATCGACCCCAAAATATCTATGGTTGGAGCTATCGCCTCTGCACTAATACCCGGAAGAACTGTCGCTATACCCTCTGCTATAGCCCCACTTACAGCGCTTGCAACTGAACCTATCGTAGAACCCACAGCATTTATAGCGTTTGATATGGTACTAGTTACGCCAGCCGTGGCAGTGTTGTAACTAGCCGCTGTAGGCACGCGAGAAATAACTTGCGCGTAGGTTAATTCACCTGCTGCCCCTACCCCCGCTGTACTCGTTCCTGCAGCCTTTGCCGATATTGCTGGCCCTATTACTGATATACCAACAAATGCAGCTACAAACGGTATAGATGCTTCAAGACTGTCTTTCCAATCAGTTTTCTTTTCTTTTACATAATATGTGCCGTACTCACCTACCCCACCTAGCTGTTTGTAGTAGTCTCCAGTAGCGCCGTTTTTAAATTTTTGTGAGACCCTACCGCCGTCATTTTGTTCGTTGTAATACATGGGCGATATACCCAGATTTAAGCTCATCTCTACCCCATCAGGAGTAGTTACGGATGTAGGTATATCTTCTTGTTCTACGTATTCAGTTATCTTTTTGTTGTGCGCCTGTAACGCCAAAGAATAAGCACCGAAGTCAGAGTAAATAGCACCGGGGGTTTTTGATGCTTCTGCCATTCTTTGTTGCCGTCTGTTCCCCTCTCCGGGCACTATAGGCACATACTTAGGCTGTGAAGCTGCAAATACTTTGAGTTGGAATAGTTGGTCGTTTTCTAGAAAGCTATTGTTATTGTCGTCTGTGACTTGGTTTTGGCTTTTCCACGCTTCTAATGCATCATTATCTAGCGGCTTAACAAAACTAAGTGCTCCTGCAACATCGGACGCTCCCGACTCTGCAAGCGAGGCTTTTGTATACTCATCACTACTACCCGCAGCAATCTCTTCAGACTTCTTTTTCCACTCTTCACTATTAAAGTAGTCATTTAGCCTTTTTTGTAGTTCTTCTGGGGTAAGTGCTGCTAGCTCTTCGGCTGTCATTACGACACCTCTAGCAAACTAGCCACCACATGCAGCCTATCTGCTGTAGCTGCGGTAACTTTAACTATCTCAGACTCTTCGATAACAAGCGGTGCTGTAAGCAGTTCTATAGTGGTGTTCGCACCCACTGCTTTGACCTTGAACACGCTAAATACTGCCGAAGCAGAATCGGTAATAGTTACGGTAATCGTGTCAGCGTTGCCTGAGTCCTCAGACACAAGAATAGACTTAATAATTGCTGTCGTAGCTGTTGGGCATGTGTACAACGTAGTCGCAGTGGTGGCCGTCAAATCCACCTTAGCGTTCTTGTATACGTTAGCCACTAGCCTAAGAACCAAGCAGTGGCTTGTGCAGCGGGGGACATCGAAGCGTCTCGTATGCCTTTATCAAGCTGGTTAAAGTATATGCGCAACGTGTTGTTTAACTGATTGAACATTCGCACGTCATACTCGTTCAATGGGTCTGGAAGGACTGGCGCTTTGAAGTCTATGCCATAACTTGTTTTATCTATAGCCATTACCGCCTCCCGTCAGGCCGCATATCTAGTCTAGGAGAGCCTAGCTGCCACTTTACTCCAAGATCGCTAGATTCTATCTTTAATGCTAACTGCCTGCCACGCACCCGTAAGTCAAGCCTAGAAGTAAACGCTTCAATCGGCGCAGTTGCTGTTCTAGTTATAGAGCCTGTGTTTGTGCCTCCTTCAGAAGCAGGCGAGTTACGCCCTGATCCAGAGTTTTGCGCCGCAAACAAAGATAATGTAGCACTGGGGCTGTCTACAGTAGACCCGTCAAACGTCACGTCTGGATACACTTTCTGTATAAATGCAAATCTGTGACCATCATCTAAGTCAAACTGCGCTGAAGATATAAAAGAATCTATACCTGCAGCCGTGCCGGTCTCATTATCATCAATGCCATCTTCGTGGTTTACGACATTGTTGTTATACGTAGCCGCCATAGGAAAATCACGTATACCGGAGTCAATCCAAGCGGTTCTGCCCAAGTTACCGAAGTACCAGATATTCTGCTCATAGTTGTAGATGACATATCGGTCTATGGTTGTGGCACCGCTAGAGCAGTAAAACCACCAAATCTCACTGAACCCTTCGTTTGTGCCTGCAAATACTTGGTCGTACTGTTCTACGTTGAAGTCGTTAAATATGTACCGCTTAAGTGTGCACGGCAGCGTCTGCACGCGCCCATCGTATAAGTAGAATCCGCCTACACCCATCCAGTAGGCCACACCGTTCGCATAAGCAACCGTATTCGGCGATGCAATAGACAGGTTTTCTCCAACTGTCTGTGCCCCCCACACTGCAGGAGCACCAACATACTGCAATGCGTAGAGCGCGGAGTCAGTCCAAACAAGTATTTCTTGCCTGCCTTGTATGGCCGTTATTATCTCAGAGCCTTTAGAAAGTCTAAGATCTCCAGCTTGATTAGTAGCAGAGGGTGTCCAATTGACTGCATCTTCTTGGTCTGACCAACGCAAAAGCATTGGGTCTATATCACTACTACCAAGCACGTTCGTGCCAAAACAAAAGACAAAACGATTATCTGAGACAAGTACGGTGTTTACTTTCACGGGTACATTAGAAGCACCGCTTTCACTAGACAGCAATACACCGCGAGTTGTTAACGCATCGGTTGCATCCCAGAAAAACAGACTGCCTCCCCGCGCAGCAAAGATAAGATCTTCGCCAAAATTAGACTGAGACCATAGCCGTAGTGCATCGGTAGACGTTATACCTACACCCCACGTTCCAAGACCCCAACCAGCGGCACCCCAACCCACTAAAGCCTCTGCGACAGCGGGGCCAGTGTTTATCTGGTATGTAGCAGTAACCGACCCGCCGCCTGTAGCTGAAGAGCTTGCGGCTTCGCTAGCAGTTATGGTGTACGTATTACCTGTCAAATACGTTATTTGGAACTCACCGTTTAAGGTAAGTCCTCCCACTGCAGAAGCACCGCTAAACGTGACGAAATCACCGTTTATATAGCCCCCAGCAGCGTCTGTAACTGTAACTGTGGTAGACCCACTTACGGTGGTAAAAGGGTCTGTGAGCGACACAGCGGCTCGTATAGGCGTGATATCGTAATACGTTCCACCCTGTTCTATATAAAACTTAAGATTAGTGCCTACACCAAGTAGCTTTTGGCTACCTAGCGTGACCCAAGAAAACAAAGACCTAGCGACACCCAAAAAAGAATTAGTAGAAATACGATTCCACCCACCCAGCTTTTCCGGCATACCCCGTCTAAACCGTACTTTGTCGCAGTCGTACCAACCACCTTCACTTGTGTAGCGTGTATTCTCTCTATCCACTCCCGGCTTGAAGACCATTTTTTGTAGTGGCATTACTGATACTCCCCAGTTCGGATCATCTCAGTGACTTCTACTGCACGGCTACCGACCTGCTCGCTCCAGCGAGAATCCATAAACTCATCAGCAGCTATGTCAAACTGCTCGCGGGACATTGCTTCTAGAGCTTTGATAAACCCTCGCAGTCGCGTTAGGCCAAGGTTAAAGCATATGTCGATCATAGCGTCTTGCCGTGCTTCGTTGAGTGCTGCAAACCAAAAATACGTGTCTTCGAGTTCCTCGCGCACACGTTTGATGTCATTGTTTAAAAGAAACTCTATTTCGTCTTCGGATAAACCCAGCCCCGACTCCGCTATATTTCTGCCAACTGCTATGGTTTCGTAGCCAGCGGAACACAGGTACACATGACTACGCACACCTTCGTGACGTTTTAGCATGTTAATCAATTGTTCTGACATCTATTTCTCCCGACTAACGCCTTGCACTTTTTCGTAGGATCTCATAGCGCCAAGACCCAGCATGCCCATCATAACGGGGACAAGCAGCGTAGTATCTATTTCTGGCACCTCTACCCAGATGCCCAATATGTTTGAAAGAATCGTATTGTATAAAAGACCCAGCGCACACACCCAACCAATACAAGGTCGCCACCCAGATACGAAGATGCTGTGGTGCGCCGCCTCGACCTTATTGATTTCTAATTGGCCCTTGAGTGCTTCCTGAGCGTGGCGCTCTGCCATAGTCGCAATCTCATGCGCCAAGGCGTTCTTTTGGTCTTTATCCTCAATTACTTTATCTAGTAGCTGGGTGGCTGGGCCTATAAGTGATCCAAGTATGCCCATCACGCCCACCCACTCAAACGAGAGAAGCACTTCCCACAAACGGTTTTAAACTTCAAATGCACAAAATCCATCACCCCGCCCTTTTTCTTGCAGCGTGCGCAGCGCAGCGTGACACGATTTTCGTCGCTCATCTACCTTTCGCCATGTACGCAGTAGCGCCAAAGTATAGCCCCACAATAGATGCTTGACTAAGAAATAACATATCGCTTAAAGAGGCAAGGGTGGACAAGCGCGACTCAGGAACGAAGGGCAGTAGTGGTAGTAGAGCGAAAACCACCATACTAGCAAGACTAACCCAAGCCATTCTTCGTTGACTATCTGCCTTCTCTTCACGCAGTTCGATTTCCACAAGTTCTTGATTTCTTGCAAGTTCTTCATCGCTGACCACTCCATCTCCGTCGAGGTCGTACTGAGCATACCGTGATTTTGGTTCTAACTTCTTAGGACTCATCAATCCTCCGACTTTTTAGGGTCTCTAAATAGTATCTTAGTGCCAGCATCTGCCACATTGATCTGACGGACACGACAATAGGATTCAAAGAACCTGTTTCTGCTACCGCTTTGGAAGCCTACCGACTGGTTATTAAGTGCATCTGAGTATTCAAGGCAAGACGTAAGTTCTTGAAAGTAAAACTCTTCTCCTGTGGGCACACCTCGCTCCACGATAATAAGCACAAAGATCATCATAGTCATGCGCTTACATCCAATTGAAACTGGTCATAGACTTTAAGCGTCGTAGTCAGCACCTCACCACTGCGATACTCGTACACAAACTC